GTCCGCGGCGCGAACCTCGACGGCGCGTACCTCCGCGGCGCGTACCTCGGCGGCGCGAACCTCCGCGGCGCGAACCTCGGCGGCGCGAACCTCCGCGGCGCGAACCTCGGCGGCGCGAACCTCCGCGGCGCGAACCTCGACGGCGCGTACCTCGGCGGCGCGAACCTCCGCGGCGCGTACCTCGGCGGCGCGAACCTCCGCGGCGCGAACCTCGACGGCGCGTACCTCGGCGGCGCGAACCTCCGCGGCGCGTACCTCGTCGGCGCGAACCTCGACGGCGCGTACCTCGGCGGCGCGAACCTCCGCGGCGCGAACCTCGACGGCGCGAACCTCGACGGCGCGTACCTCGGCGGCGCGAACCTCCGCGGCGCGAACCTCGACGGCGCGTACCTCCGCGGCGCGAACAACGTCCCCGAGATCCCGACGCTGACCGACGAAGAACAAGAGCAGCAACGCGTCAAGCACATGCTTGCGTTTCGCGAGCGTCACCCTGGCGTGCCGGTGATCGAGAATCTCGACGCAAAGATCCTCGCTGCGGTCTCTGTCGATGGCGGTGGAACGCTCGACATGAAGGACTGGCACAGCTGCGAAACCACGCATTGCCGCGCGGGGTGGGCGATCCATCTCGCTGGCGCAGCAGGCTACGAGCTCGAACGCAAGTCGAACCCCGAGTTCGCCGGGATGCAGATCTACCGCGCGAGCACCGGCCGCATCCCGGACTTCTACGCCGAGACCGAGGAGGTACTTGCCGATATCAAGGCTTCCGCCGAGCGCGAACAAGGAAAGGCACCGGTGCCGGCGTGAACGCCATCACCGCTTACCTGTTCTCGATGACGCTCTTCGTCGTCGCGGCGATCACGCGGCCAACGTCGGCGGAGTGTCCGCACGGCTGGTGGCTCGACGGCATTCGCACGAGCGGCGACCGCGTCGGCGAGTTCGGCTGTCGCCCGGTGCCGCGCGCCGTCGAGAATCAACGACCGTACCGGCCCGTGCTCGAGCTCGACGCCGACGAGGATGTCGAGATCTATTCGCGACTGTGGTGTGAGGGCGAGACCCAACCGCGCGCGCTCGACGATGGTCGAGGTGTCATGTGTTGGCCAACCGCACCGAGGAGGAACCGATGAGCGAAGACATGAAGACCATCGTCGATGACGAAGTGCGCAGGGCGCTCGGTGAAGCGACGGCGGACCTACAACGCCGGTTCGCTGACGGCATGATCGCCATGCGCGACAAATACAACGCGAGCGCGGAAGAGACGCGCCGCGCTCAAGTGGCGGCCGGAGCCTTCCATGAAGGCATCTACTTCGTGCAGCGCGAAGGCGGTGGTCCGATCAAGATCGGCTTCTCAACGAACATTGAGAAGCGGGTGCGCATGCTGCAGATCGCTTCGCCCGAGCTCCTGCACGTCATCGCGCACGGGCCAGGAACGCTCGCCGAGGAAAATCTCCTCCAACGACGACTCGCAGCCTTTCGTGTTCGTGGTGAGTGGTATCGCGACTGCGACGAGATTCGCGCAGCGATCAGGGCGGTGTGCTCATGACCTCTGTCGCAGCTCTCGTGGAACCTCACATCGACGAACTCGAGGTCGGTATCCGAACGGCACTAGATGCCAGTCACGCGGCCGATGCCGATGAGGCTAAAGCGAGCGAGACCTTCACCAAAGCGAGCGAGACCTTCACCAAAGCCGAGACGATACTCGGCACATCGCGAACCGAGGCCTTGCAGCGTCGAATCGAGGTGGGACGGCTGTTGGTTATCGCGCGTACCGCCTATCCGGCGAAGGGACCCAGGTCGAAGGGTTGGGGCGATCTTCTCGAACGCGTTGGCCTGACGCAGTCGACGGCGTGGCGCTACATGGAGTTTGCCGGCGCGACCGCAGAGCAATCATGCACAGACGGGAATGTGCATGATTCCCCGAAGAGCTACGCCGACGCCGGCATCGACAAGCGCCCTCGTGCGAGCGATGCGACGGACAATCGCCCCGCGTACGGCGGCGATCGGCAGCGCACGTACGTTTCGCCGGACGACGGCGACGCACCCGACGATCGCGACGCGGCGTCCGACAACGTCATCCCGCTCGAGCTCGACGACCCGCAAGAGAAGGCACCTGACCGCAACACGTGGTGCACGCCGAAGTGGATCGCCGATGCGATCGGCGAGGTGGACCTCGACCCGTGCTCGAACGACCGTTCGCATATCCACGCGAAGGAGACCTACGTCCTTGAGCGCGGCGAGAACGGGTTGATGCTCGCGCCCGACGTGCCGCGCGAGTCGCTCTGCTACATCAACCCGCCGTACGGTCGCGGTCTCGTGATCCAGTGGGTCCGAGCATACGGCGAGAAGCGATTCATCTTTCTGCTCAAATTCGATCCCAGCACGCTGTGGTTTGCCGAGCTGATGAGCCACACGAAGCTCGTGCTGTTTCCGAAGCAAGAGCGGGTCGAGTTCGAGCCACCGCCCGACGTGAAGGCGAGCAGCGTCCAGTTTCCGCACGCGTTGTTCTTCTCCAATCCCGAAGACGCGCGACTTGAAATTCTCAACCGTTGTTACGACTGGGAGGTTTGATCCGATGAGCAAGAAAGCGAACACGAAGAACGGCGCCAAGCCGAAGAAGTCCAAGCCCGAGCAGCTGAAGATCAAGGGCACGGGCCGAACCGACGCCATCGAGGCGATCGAAGAGCAGGCGGAGAAGTACGTCGCCGCGCGCGATGCTCGCATGGAGATGCAGGTCGAGGAGGACGCCGAGCAAGAGGTGCTCGCGGCGCTGCTCAAGGACCACAAGCTCACCGAGTACATCTTCGTCGACGCGGAAGGCGTGAAGCGTCGTGCGTATCTCGGCGGCGAGGTGCGGGCGAAGGTCCAGAAGGTGCCCGCCAAGAAGAGCGCAGAGGTCGAAGCGTAGATATGACGACGCACGCCGCACCGCCGCTCTTGCTTGTCGTCCCCGACGACTGCACTGAGGAAGCGCTCGTCGAGCAGGTGATCATCGCGGACGACGCAGCAGCAGCAGCAGCAGCAGCAGCAGCAGCAGCAGCAGCACTCGACGAGGCGATGGAGTCGCTCGCCGAATTGGTCTCGATCGTTTCTCTCGCCGGCGGGCACATGCCCCACGAACAGCAGCAACAGCTCGCGCATGCGAAGCGACTGCTCGCGCATGCGAAGCGACTGCTCGACACCTACGAGGGACGAGCATGATCATTCTCGCGATCGATCCCGGGTCGGCGCTGTCGGCGCTCGTCTTCTTCGACACCGTCGGCCAGTGCGTCGTCGAGAAGATGAAGATCGGAAACGAAGCCGCGCTGCTCTACCTCGAGCACAACCGCGGCACGGCCGATCACCTCGCGATCGAGATGGCCGAGAGCTTCGGCGCGAAGGTCTGGGGTCAGGTCTTCACGACCGTGCTGTGGACGGGCCGGCTCGTGCAGGCGTGGCGGAAGGACTTCACGCTCGTCACGCGGCGCGAGGTCAAGATGCAGCTCTGCAACAGCGGTCGCGCGAAGGATGCGCAGATCCGCAACTGCCTCATCGAGCGGTGGGGTGGCAAGGACGTCGCGATCGGCAATCGCAAGGAGCCCGGCCCGCTCTTCGGGATCACGGCTGACATGTGGCAAGCGCTCGCGATCGGCGTGACGTGGAGCGACGCGCGGCCGCACACGAAACAGAGGGCCGCCTAGATGGCGTCACCGACCGGCTGCTACGTGCGATACCGCGGTGACAGCTTCGATCTGGTCATCGACGCGGCGACGGTCGCGACTGGCAAAGCGACCGTCGGGACAGAGCTTCGCGGCGTCGTGGAGATCAGCCGCGACGAGGCCGAGCGCCTCCTCGCGTTGTTGGTCCACGCGGACCCATCGTGGAAGGCCGGTTGGTGAACCGCGACGCCACGCTCGACACCATCGTCGCGCTCCTCATCGGGATCGTGATCGGCGTGGTCGTCGTGCTCGCGGCTGCGGATATCGCGATCGAGGACCTTCAGCGCGCGCAGTCGACGGAGGAGCGATGAGCATCTTCGAGAACGTCGCGTGGACGGTCGCGATGGGCATCGGCATGCTGTCGACGTATTTGCTCGGTCAGCGCGACGAGCGGCGAGAACGCGAAGCGCAGTCGGTGGTGCTGGCGATGCTCGCGCAGCGACCGGCATACGCGCGTGATCTACTCGCAGGTCTCGACAAGAAGCTGCGGCCGCGATCCATCTACACCCTCCTGGCGCGCATGGAGGACCGCGAGATGATCTTCGGCTCGACGTACAAGCCGCCAGAAGACCCGATCGAGTTTCTTAGGGCGCCGGCTCGGCGGCTCTATAGCATCACCGATTACGGGCGGCGGAGGCTCGACGCAGAATGATCCTCGGCCTCGAAGCTCGTGCAGACGTGTGCGGTTGGGCGTTGCTCGATACCGCCGCGCGGAGCTTCGTCGACCTGGGCGTCGTCACGGCCCTGGGCGCGGACGTCGCCGGCATGGCGGGCGCGCGCGAGGGTCACGCGGCGGCCGAGAAGCTTCGCGGCGCCTTGGGTGCGATCGCGATCGAAGCGGTGGCCGTGTCCCACGCACCGACCCTTGGCTTCGCGTGGGGCGTCGTTGTCGGGCTGGCGCTCTACTACCGGCCCGAGCTCGCCGAAGTCCCTCCAGCGAGATGGCATCGTGTGCTACTGCCCAACGTGCACGCGCGTCCCGAACCGGAGGCGGCGCGGTCGGTCGCGGTGCACCTCTTGTCGAAGCATGCGGCAGCCGTGACGGCGATGCGGCGCGTGCCCGAGCAACACCAGGACCTCGCTCTCGTGGCGGCCATGATGGCGCTCGCTGTTGCCGTGAGGCCGCGATGAGGCCTGCGAAGCCCACCACGCCCGCGAGCGATATCCGGTTGCTCGCGCGGCACCTGCGCCATAAGGCCATCGACGTGGCAGAGGAGTCGCTGCTGTGGCGTGACCGGATCGCCGAGATCCCGGGCGCGATGGCGCTCGTCGGAAAGATCATTGACTACGAGGCCGCCGTGGAGGCCTATCGAAAGGCGCACGAACCATGACCCTTGCAGACGTCGCATTCTTTGCTGTTGTCCTGTTGTGGGCCGCGAGTTGGGCGTTCGGCACGCGCGCTGACCTCGCGAGGAACGGCGTCGAGCACCTGCTCTGGCAGCTGATCGCGTTCGTCTGCGCGGCTGGCGGGTTGACGTGTCTCGTGACCGCAATCCTCACCGTCGTGGAGCGCGCGTGACCGACACGCTCGACACCGGCACTGCGCCGACCATCACGCCCAATCCCGACCAGCTCGTCGGCGACTACGACGCGCGCTCGGTCAAGCTGCTACGCGTGAGGCGTCGCATCGGCGCGGGCAGCGTTGACGATCCTGTGAGGATCGCGGTATCGCTGTGGACCGAGGGCGGCGACCTCATCCACGAGATCGATCCGGCGCGGGCGAAGACCGAACGCGAGGAGTTGCTCGAGGAAGGGCTTCGAGAGGTTCTCGGGCTTCTCGAGTCGATGTGCGCCGGGCACGACGACCCGGCGGCCATATCGCTCTTGAAGCGGTGCCGCAAGCTTGGGACGCTCGTCACGTGACCTATCTCCCCGAGATGACGTCGGATGAGATCGCCGCAGCCTGCGACTCCTTGCTAGCGCGCGACACCCAGCCGACGGTGCCCGAGGTCAGGCCGTTGACGCGGGCGTTCTACGAGCTGCACCCTACCGGCGGCAGCCTGCACATCGTTCTCGACGACGGAAACGTCAAGGACTCGGATGTGCAGTCCTGCGTCGACTACGCGATCCAGGGTGGCGACAAGACCGGCGAGAAGTTGGGACGCGTGCTCCTCCTCATGAGCCCGACGCAGAGGAACAAGTTGTGAGCCAGCCCGCGAACACCAATCATCGGCCGGTCGTCCGGCTGAAGCTGATCGGCGGCGGCGTGTTCGCGCCCGACAACTTCGTGCCCGAGACGCGCGCGGACTGCCCGGTCGAGCGCCCGTGCCCGCACGTCCGCTGCACGCACCACCTGTGGGTCATCGACGGCGATCACCGCCCGGGCCGGCGCCCGAAGGCCGGATCGATGGCGCCCGAGCTCCTGCCGCGGTGGCTCGAGTGGCCCGTGCCGCCGAGCTGCGTGCTCGATGAGGCGCAGTACCAGGCGGACATCAATGCACTGCCGGCCCGCATCGGCATCCGCAAGTCGAGCTTCTTCGACATCTTGCGATCGGCGCTGCGCAAGCTGAAGCGGAACAACATCGACATCGACGGATTGATCGAGCACTGATGTCGAAGCGCTACCTCATCCTCCACGGCAAACACGTGCGCTTCCAGTCGCGGCTGTACCTCGGATCGCCGTGGCCGTGCTTGGTGAACATGATCGCGCTGCAGTGGTTCGGGCTGCGACTGCGCTACGAGGTGCGAGAGCGATTCGCGGTCGCGAGAGTCGCCGTCACCGGGATCGAGTTCGCGTGGCCGCTGACCGGTTGGCACTGGAGCTGGCGGCGAGAGATTCTGATCCCGTATGCGATTGCCTTGGTGCTCTGGTCGCTCGTCGCGTGGTGGGTCATCGGATTGACGGAGCGATAGCGCGCTCCGCGTGGAACGTCGTCGCTGCGATGAGGTTCCAGCCTGGCCAGAGTGGCAATCCGAGCGGACGGCCCAAGGCGTCCAAGGTCATGGCCCAGCTGATCCGCACGTCCACCAAGGACGGCGCCGAGCTCGTCGAGTACGCGCTCTCCGTGTTCCGCGACGTCGAGATGAGCGACGCCAATCGCCAATGGGCGCTGCAATGGCTCTCCGATCGCGGCTTCGGCAAGGCGCCGCTTGTGCTCGACGTCAGCTTCAACGACCAGGACGACAGCGGAATCGATCGCGAGGCCACCGACCTCGAAGAGATGACGGAAGAGCAGGTCGCCGCGCTGGCCGTGCTCGATGCGGTACGCGGCACGACGCCGAGTGCAACCGAGCACTGATGGCGACTGCGGTCCGTGCGGGCATGCTGGGCCCGATCTCCGCGGAAAGCCGGCGACGGATCGCCGCGAGCGCTCGCACCGAACAGGCGCTCCGGTCGTTCGCCGCGTTCGTAAAGCAGGCTTGGCATGTGATCGAGGGCGTCCCGCTCGAGTGGACGCCGTTCCTGCAAGCGCTCTGCGATCACATCCAGTTCATTCTCGAGAGCTGGCTCGTCGCGAACCGCAAGGCCAACAAGCGCCAGCGCGAGAACGTAAAGCGCGCGTGGGCGCTGATGGGCGTGCCGTTTCGCGAAGGTCGGCTCCTGGTTCAGAACTTCATCATCAACGCTCCACCGAGCTCGTTGAAGTCGCGCCTACTGATGGTGTTCGGGCCGGCGTGGATGTGGCTGCACGATGCGCGGTGGTCGGTCGCGTGCACCTGTGCGAACGACGAGATCGTCAAGCGCGATTCGGACGCACACCGCGAGCTCGTCGAGAGTCCCTGGTATCGCGAGACGTTCGGCATCCGGTGGAAGCTCGACCCGAAAGTCGACGCCGTTCAGAAATGGGCGAACACGGCGGGCGGCGTGCGTCTCAGCCGGACGTTTCTGTCGACATGGATCGGCGTGCACGTCGACGCGATCCTGGTCGATGACCCCGACGACGCGATGACGGTGTTCGACGAGCCGCAGCGGCTTCGCGTGCACAACAAGTGGACGCGGTCGCTCGAGAATCGCTACAACAGCGCGCTTCGGTCGATCCGGATCGTTGCGCAACAGCGCGTGCACGTCGACGATCTGACGGCGTACCTGCTCGCGCTGAAATCGTGGTCGCCGAGGAACCTGGCCGGCTGGTTCCGGCTCGCGATCGCGATGGAGTTTGGGATGGGACCGGAGGATCTGCCGAGCTCGCCACTCGGATGGGTCGACCCGCGGACCGAACGCGGTGAGCTGATGCACCCGGAGCGGTTCCCACCCGACGTGCTCGAGGACCACCGAACCAGCGCGGGGCCGCACGGCTTCGAGGCGCAGTACAACCAGAACCCCGAGCCGATGACGGGCGGGATGTTCGCGCGCGACTGGTTTCAGTTCTTCCGCTTGGAGGACATGCTGGCCGACCTTCCGCGGCCCGAGCTCACGTCGAAAGAGCCCGCGTACCTGCTCGAGTCGAACCAGCACACCGGCGTGCTCGAGCTCGACGACCTCGTGATCACGGTGGACGCGACGTTCGGCTCGCTCGATACGAAGACCGCAAGTGCCGTCGGAATGCTCGTGGTCGGGATCAGGGAGATGCGGCGGTTCGTCTTCGACGACAAGACGGAGCTGATGACGTTCCTCGACACGGTAAAAGCCATCAAGGCCATCATCCGCAACCCGATCGCGATCGCAGATCCGACGAATCGCTTCCGTGTGCACGTGCGCCGCGTGCTGATCGAGCTGAAGGCTAACGGCAAGGCGGTGGTGGAATCGCTCACGAAGGAGCTGGGCGACGGCACGGTGATCGGGCCCGAGGGCGATCCGGTGACCGTCATCGTTGAGGGCTGCGAGACCGGCAAGCTCGGCAAGGTCGCACGCGCGAATGCGATGGTTCCGGCGATCGCGGCCGGCATGGTGTTCCTGCTGCTCGGCGCGCCGTGGCTACGAGCGTTCCTTGGCGAGGTCTGCTTGTTCCCGAAGGGCCGGCGTGATGACCGTGTCGACGCGCTGTCCCAACTGATGGCGTTCTTCTTCGTGGTCGACAAGTTGCGCGCGAAACGCCGGGCGAAGTGGTAACGCGGACTGCCACGGGAGGTGGGCGCGAGGGTGTCGCAGCATGTCGTGGCTCGGCCGCGTGTTTCGTCGGGACTCAGCTCAGCGGGAGCTAAAGCAGCTCAGGGCAGCGCCCGAGCTCAGCGCAGCGCTCGCGCAGGTGAAGCAGCTCGCCTCGCGGATGGACGGCTACCGCAACCTGATCAGCGGACTCGGCACGATGCTCGACAAGAGCCGCGGTGGATGGACCGAGGTCGATGTCGTCAACGATCAGGAAGCCAAGGACCTCTGGCTTGGCAGCGACATGGCCGCACGGATCATCGAGACCTATCCGGTCGAGGCGATGCGGCGCGGGTACCGCATCAAGATCGCGACCGACGACACGGAATCGACCGACGAAGCGGACGAGGCCCGCGAGAAGGCGGAGGCGATCGTCGCGCGCGGTGAAGAGCTGCGGCTGAACGAGCACATCACGCGTGCGATGCAGTACCGCCGCGCGTACGGCGGCGCCGCGCTGTTCCCAGTGATCGACGGCGCGCAGGGTTCGCTCGCCCAGCCCCTCGCCGAGAACCGCATCTCGAAGATCCTGGCGCTGCACCTGCTCGAGCCGCGCGAGCTCCAGCCGTACAGCTGGTACAACGACCTCAACGATCCGAAGTTCGGCAAGCCCAAGCACTACGTGGTGATGCCGATCGTCGCCGGCGGGATGTCGATTCCGCTGCAGCTGATCCACGAAAGCCGGCTGATCATCTTCCAGGGCAAGAAGATCACGCGGCTTCATCAGGCCGGCACACGTCTGGGCTGGGGCGACAGCGTGCTCACACCGGTGAAGCAGGTGCTGCTCGACTTCGATGCGGCGTGGAGCTCGGCGGCCGCTCTGATGCAGGACTTCGCGCAGGCCGTGCTGAAGCTTGATGGCTTCGACGAGCTGATGGCGCAAGACCAAGACGCTGTCGCTCGCGATCGCATCGCGCAGATCGACATGATCCGGTCGCTGCTACGGATGGTCGTCATCGGCACGAAGGACGAGTTCGAGCGCAAGCAGACGCCGCTCTCGCAGCTACCAGAGCTTCTCGATCGGTTTGCAGTTCGACTCGCCGCCGCCGGCGACATGCCGGTCACGCGCTTGATGGGCCAGAGCCCGGCGGGCCTGAACGCGACCGGCGAGAGCGATCGCGCGTTCATGTACGACCGCGTGGCGCACGAGCAGAACAGCGTCGAGCCCGAGGTCGATCATGGCCTCCGCCTGATCATGTTGGAAATAGAGGGCCCGTGCGAAGGCAAGGAGCCCGACAACTGGTGCATCGACTGGCTGCCGGTGTGGCAGCCGAGCGAGAAGGACCAGGCGCAGACGCGGTTCTTCATCGCGCAAGCCGACGACCTGTGGATCAACAACCAGACGGTCACGCCCGAGGAAGCGGCGTCGCACTGGCACGGCGACACGTTCTCGCCGGAAATCCAGCTCGACTGGAAAGCTCGCGCACAGATGAAGGCGCTCAACGAGGCAACGCCCGAGCAGGTCGCGCCGACGCCCCTCCTCGGTCCCGACGGACAGCCCGTGCTCGGGCCAGACGGCAAGCCGATCATGCAACCGCCGCCGCAGCCCAAGAAGCCGCCGAGCGAGACGATGCCGAAGGCGCAAGGCACTTCGCCCGTGTCACCGCCGCCGGTGAACGGCACCCCACCGAACGGCGCGGCCAAGCAGCGTCAGGTGAACGGTGGCGGGTAGGCTCGCAGCGCTTCCACCAGCAGCACAGCACGTGGTCGCGATGCTGCGGATGCATCGTACGATCGGGACGGCGAAGCGACGATCGCGAATCCCGCGGTCGCGTCACCCGGCCGCGGTCGAGCTCGCCTACGGGACCGCGCTCGTGAACCTCGTCAAGATGGCGCGCGCAGCTGCGGCGCCGGCCGTCGCCGAGCTCGCGAACGTCCTGGCATCGGCCAAGGTGGCGCGCGGTGACGCCTACACGACGCCCGAGCAGACACTGGCGCCGCTCGAGGTAGAGCGCTTCGCCGGCTTCTGGATCGTGATCGAGAACCCCGTCGGCTCGGTGCGGAACTGGCGGCAGCCAGATGGCTCGACCGGCACGACGGTGATGCTCCACCCGTACGGCTACATCGATGGCGCGATCGGCGCGGACGGCGAAGAAGTCGACGTCTACCTCGGTCCCGACGAGAGCGCGCCATGGGTCTACATCGTTCACCAACAGAAGGCGCCAGCGTTCGACACGTACGACGAAGACAAGGTGATGCTCGGCTTCGCGAGCGCCGACGACGCGAAGAACGCCTATCTCGGTCAGTACAGCGACCCCCGGTTCTTTGGCGGCATGACCATGATGTCCGTCGACAACTTCCGCACCGCGATCGCGCACGCCACCGAGGGCCGGAAGATCACGCACGCCGATCGCGTCGACGCCGGCGAGGGCGCACGAGCTCGGCAGCTCGTCGACCGCGCTCGTCAACAGTTCCAGACGGCCGTGCACCCGAACGCGATCGATACGCTCGCAGGCAAGTTCGGCAAGCGCACGTCCGACGTCCAGCTCGCATTGTTCAAACGACAGGCCCGTGCAGCGCTGGGCATCGACATCTCGACGCTCGACAAAGGGTTGCCAACCCTGATCGGACATTTCGCCGCCGAGAACGTGTCGTTGATCAAGTCGCTCGGCAACAAGACCTTCGACGACATCGAGAAGCTCGCCACACGCGCGGTTACCAGCGGTACGCGGCATGAGGAGATGGCGGCCGATATGGAGGAGCGATTCGGGATCGCGGAGCGGCACGCGCGCCTCATCGCGCGCGATCAGATCGGAAAGCTGAACGGTCAGGTCACGAGGGCTCGACACAAGGAGGTCGGGATCAACAAGTTCACGTGGCGAACCGCCGGCGACGAACGCGTTCGACCGGAGCACGATGATCTCGACGGGCAAGAGTTCAGTTACGACGACCCGCCCTCCGAAGGGCTACCAGGCGAACCCGTATGCTGCCGGTGCGGTGAGGATCCGGTCTTCGACGATTTGCTCGGCGCCGCGGATGACGACGAGGACGACGACTCGGACTCCGAGGACAACTAGCGAAACGGCGGACCATCGCTCGCCGCCGCGTGCAGCCTCGCGGGTATGACGAACGACCCGCCCAAAGCCTCTGGCACGATCCCGCCACCGAACCAGATCAAGCCGCCGGCGCAGTCGGCGCCGCCGCCCGAGCCGCCGCCCGAGCCGAGCGTGGTCGTGCAGCCCTCGGTGGCCGCCAAGCCAGCGGAGCCCGAGTCCGAGCGCCGCGTGACCCAAGCACCGCCGACGCGGAAGGCGAAGGCATCGGGCGACCCGCGGCCGTGGATCAACCCGAACGCGCGGTGGCAGGACTTCAAGCCGTGGCGATCGTGAACGCATTGACGCCACAGCTCGCCTACCGACGTGAGATCGATGCGCGCGAGGTCCTCGATCCGCACACCATCGTCGAGGCATCGCCGGGCCGGTTCATCCCCTGCGATGACCGCCTGGTCGTCCAGCTCGACCCGCTCTCGAAGACGACCGCGAGCGGGCTCGTGCAGCTGCCGGATCGGATCGCCGAGTGGACGGCATATGGCACCGTGATCGCCGTCGGTCCCGGTGCCCGCGATCGTCACGGCAACCGCGTCCCGCTCGACCTGGTTGTCGGCGATCGGGTCGTGTTCGACTGGCGCCCGTCGCACGAGGAGCTGGCGATGGCGAAGTACTTCGGCCCGCGCACCATCCTGCTCAAAGAAGACGAGATCGTCGGCGTGATCGAAGACGACTAAATGCGGAGTGACGTGGTGGCTCGCCATCACGTTGCGTCGCGTGATACAGCCGGGTCAACGGATGGACGAGGCGACGATGCGCACTGGCGGCGCGACGTCGTTCGGCTTCCGAACGGACATCGGCACCCTTCGCCCGCCGCGGCGGATGGATGACGGTCGGCTCGTCGCCGACGCCCACATCACGAAGCCCGGCATCTTCGAGTACCCCGATGCCTCGATGCCTGGTGGCATCCGGCGCGAGCTCCGCGAGCCGAAGGAAGTCTTCGACCAAGCCTCGCTCGACAGCTTCTCGATGGTGCCGATCACGAACAAGCACCCGCCCGTGATGCTCAACAGCGACAACGCGAAGTCGTACATGGTTGGCTCGACCGGCGAGCGGATCACGCGCGACGACGATCACGTCAAGGCGCCGGTGATGGTCACCGATGCGAAGACGATCGCCGAGCTCGAAAAGGGCGACGTCGAGGTCAGTTGCGGCTACGCGTGCGAGGTCGAGGAGACCCCTGGCGTGCATCCGGTGTACGGCAAGTACGACGCAGTCCAGCGGAACATCCGCGGCAACCACCTCGCGGTCGCGGTCGGAGCTGCTCGCGCCGGCCGCACGGCTCGTGTCCGCATGGACGCCGAGCTGAGCGCGGATGAACGCGCCATCAAGGCACGAGGCGACAAGGAAAAGATCACCGCGGCTCGAAACCCGCTCGGAGGAACCATGGACCCGAAGCAGCAAGAGAAATACGACTCGGACCTCCGAGCGCTCGGCGTGTCGCGCGACAGCGAGAAGCAGCGCGCCGATGCAGCCGAGACCGAGGCCAAGACCCTCAAGGGTCGCGCCGAAGAAGCCGAATCGTCGGTGAAGGCGCTCAAGTCTCGCATCGATCAGCTCAACGCCGAGCTCGCAGAGAGCCGGACGGCGTCCGAGACCGTCGAGATCAAGAAGCTCAAGGACCGCGTCGACACGGCCGAAGCGGCGGTCTCGCGCTTCGACGAGACCCTCAAGACCAAGGTGCGCGCGCGCGCCAAGCTCGAGCGCGAAGCGTCCATCGTCCTCGGACCCGACTTCCGGATGGACGACCTCGACAACCGTCAGGTCCGAGTCGCCGCGATCAAGCGCATGGACTCGTCGATGGACGTCTCCGAGTCGGTGTCGAAGGACGGCGTCAAGGGCATCTTCAACACGCTCATCGAGCAGAAGATTCGCCACGCCGACTCGATGGCCGCGACCGCGCAGGTGCTCTCGGAGACTCACCGCGAGAAGCCGCGTCAGGACCAGCACGACGAGCTCGAGGACATCTCGCGCAACGCGTGGAAGCACCCGCTCAAGATCACCCGCTACTCCGACGCGAAGAGGAGCTGATCCATGACGATGACCATTCCCCAGACCACGGTGAACATCAACCAGTCGATCGGCATCGTCGGCCAGCTCTCCGACTTCCGCACGGCGGCGAACGGCGGCGTCGACACCGCGATCAACACCGACGTCGTCGATATCGGCTTCGGCATCTTCGTGGTCCGCGATGCGGCGCACGAGCCGAAGGGCGCCAAGCTGCCCTCCGCGGCGAACCAGGTGCTCAAGGGCATCGCGGTCCACTCGCACAGCTTCGAGCGCAAGACGGAGCTCTTCTCCGACGGGCTCACGCCAACCACCGTGTTCGGCGTGCTTCGTCGCGGTCGAGCGTTCGTCAACGTCACCGAGGCAGTCGCGCCGACCGATCACGTTCGCGTCCAGATGGTCGCCGAGTCCGGCCACGCGGTCGGCACGCTCCGCAAGACCGCGTCGGCGGGCAAGACGATCGATATCACCGGCTTCGCCTCGTGGTCGATCGGCAACACCGGCGTCAACACCACGGCCGAGATCGACGTCGATCTGAACAACGTCTCGCTCGCCACCGCGGACTGACCCGGAACCGGAGAGGACCAAGCGCCATGAAGATTTCCCCAAAGCGCCTCCGCTTCGATTCGCGGAAGGCCCAGCTCATTCTGAGTCAGCACCTCGATGCCGACGACACCGTCTTCGTGCTGCGCGACCTCGAGTCGCGCGACACGACGCAGTACGACATCTTGTTCTCGGGCAACCTCGCCCGGCAGTACATCCCGGATCAGCCCGGCGTCGACCCCACGGCCAACGTCTACACGTACAAGATGTACGAGAAGACCGGCAACGCGAAGGTCGTCGGCCCAAACGCGAACGACCTTCCGCGCGCCGGCGTGCAGGCGGGCGAGCGCTCGATCAACGTCAAGCAGATTCCGGCCGAGTTCGGCTGGACGGTTCGTGAGATCCAGCAAGCGCGCAAGGTCGGCGTGCCGCTCGACGACATGTCACAGCAGGCCGCGAAGCGGATGATCGACTTCGAGCAGGACGACATGCTCGCGAACGGCGATTCGACGCTCGGCATCGTCGGGCTCTACAACATCGCCGGCGTCAACTCGTTCGTCGCGACCGACAAGGGCGGCGGTGCGAAGGACTGGACGACGGCCGCCGATCCGAAGCTGATGCTCGCCGACATCAACACGCTCGTGAAGAGCACGCGCGCGCAGCTCAAGCAGGCCGGCGACCAGAGCGTAATGTTCCCGAAGTTCCGGGTCATCCTGTCGAGCAACGACTACGGCGTTGGCATCGACACGCCGCGATCGGACAACTCCGACACGACGATCCTGACCTACGCGAAGCAGAACAACCCGTGGATCGAAGACATCTACGAGTGGTGGCGCGGCGACACGGCCATCGCAGGTGCGAGCGCGATGGTCTGCTTCCCGCCTGACCCGGCGGCGCTCGCCGGCATCGTGCCGGTCGAGATGCAGATGCTGCCTCCGCAGTTCTCAGGGATGAACATCAACATCCCCTGCTACGGATCGTGCGGCGGCATCGTCTGCCGCTACGCCGTGGCAGTCGGATACATGGCGACGCACTGAGCGCCGCCGCTGTCGACGACGAGACGTGAGACCGCGCCGCTGATCGGCGGCGTTATTGCGCGCTAGGGAAGCGGTACCCCGCTTGGTTCATACCCAAGAGACGCCCGGTTCGACTCCGGGGTGCGCTACGACTTCAATGCAGCACCTGGCCGACATCGGGCGGAGCTGACGCGTGGCCGCGATCGTGTGGGCCGACGTCACCGCGATCGCGCCCGAGCTCGTGTCGATCAAGCCGGCGGCGCAGGGCATCATCCTCGCAGAGGTCAACACCGCGCTCGACGTGACGGTGTTCGGCAAGCTCGGCGAGGATTCGCCGAAGCTCAAGCTCGCGCGCATCTACCTCGCCGCGCATCTCGCTTCGGTCGGCCCGGTCCTTGGCATCGTCAGCAAGGAGGTCGAGGGCGGCCTCGAGATCGACTACATGTTGCCGCCGATACCGGTCGGCGACGACCCCTTCTACTACCGCACCGGATACGGCGCCGGATATCGCTCGATCATTCGGTCGACGAGGGCGCGATTGCCGTACGTGCCGGGGCTGCGCTGATGTCGCACGCGGTATCGACGGAGTGCACCCGGCCGCCAACAGCAGTCTGCGCGCGTGACCAAGGAGCTGGGTGCAGCGCTCGACGACCGCGTGTGGCGAACGCTGCGCGCGAAGGTCGCCGACATCGCGAACCACAAGGTCAAGGTCGGCTGGCTCGACGATGGGCAGGAGCACGACGGGATCACGCTGGCCGAGCTCGCCGTGATCCACGAGTTCGGCACCGAGAACATCCCGGCGCGCGAACCGATGCGGCGTACCTTCACCGAGCCCGAGGGTGTCGAAGAGAACGCGAAGATCTGCACGCGGCTCGCGCGCTCGCTGATCAACGACAAGCTCGAGGTCGAGCAAGCGCTCGGGCTGCTCGGTGCGTGGGGCGTCAGCGCGGTGCAGCGCCGAATCAAGATGGGGTTGTGGCCGCCGCTTCAGCCGGCGACGGTCGCGGCGAAGGGCAGCAGCACGCCTTTGATCGACACCGCGGCTCTAGTCAATGGACTTACGTGGGTGGTGGCCTGATGGGCTTCGCGTCGATGATCACTTCGACGTTCAAGACCGGCGACTACGTCGTGCGCCGATACGCCACCGGCGCGCTCGATTCGAGCGGGCGCTATCTGCCCAGCGCGGACACGGATCTCGATGTGACCGCGGTCGATGTGGTCGCGGACACGCTGACGATCGTCGGTCACGACCTCGCCACCGGCGATGGCCCGCTCTGGTTCTCGGTCCCGGACCCGACGGTCGACGTCCTGCCGACGCCGCTGGATGCGAGCTTGCCGAACTGGGCGATCTTCGTCGACGTCGACACGATCCAGGTCGCGGCCTCGAAAGCCGACGCGATCGCGCTGATCCCGATCGACCTGACCGACATCGGCCTCGGCGCGTTCCCGCACCTGTCCAACTCGTTCATCGCTCCGGGCTCGGTGCAGGCGCTCGGCGACGACGAGCTCCGCGATCTGCCCGAGGGCCAGAGCACCGAAGACATGCGGCAGCTCTTCACCATCGTCGAGCTCCGCGAGCGGACCAACGACAACGACCCCGACGTCGTGCTCGTCGACGGCAAGCACTTCCGCGTCAACAAGGTGCGCCACTACGGCACGCTGAGCGGCGGCCACTACGTCTCGACGATCGAGAAGCTGGAGATCCTGTGACGGACGCGATCTCCTGGGGCACGATCCTGCCCGCGGTCCGCGCGTGGGTCGCGGACGGGTCCGGCCTCGATCCGTCGAAGTGCATCCTCGCGAGGACGGGTGCAGGTCGGCCAACGCCACCGCACATCGAGATCGACTGTGACGACGTTCGCTCCGTGGCGCACGACTGGTCGACACGCGAAGCGAACCAGCTCGTGTTCGCACCGCAGGTCGTCACGCTCGTCGACCCGGCGACGGACCGGCTGACGATCATCGGCCACGCGCTCGAGCTCGGCGACGGCGCCGTCCATATCTCCACGGGCGGCGTTGCTCCGGGCGGGCTCGCGATCGACACCGACTACTGGGTGGTAGTCGTCGACGCGAACCACGTCCAGCTCGCGGAGACCTTCCTCGATGCGATGGCCACGCCGCCCGTTGTCATCGACATCACGAGCGCCGGCAGCGGCGGGCTCAGCGTGATCACGACGACCGTCGCCGAGCGCGTCGGTGAAGAGGTCAACCACATCGTCCAGGGCATCCGCGAGATGAACGTCACGCTGACGTGCTTCGGAGAGAAGGGCACGGACGTCACGCCGATGCGGATCTTGACGAACGTGCTCGCGGTGATTCCGTTCCACGTCGAGGACCTCAACAACGCGGGGTTCGGCGTCTCCGACCTCGGCGCCGGCTTCGCCCAGGGCGTGGTGCAGTCCATCCCCGGATCCCGCGGCGGCATCCTCGAGCCCCGCGCGCGCGTCCAGATCACCGGATACGTCAGCTCGTCGCTGACCCGGCTGGACAACTACATCGCGACCGTCGAGGCGACGGTCCACGCGCAGTCGGAGACCGGCGTCGATCTCGCAACCACGCCGGTCGTGTTCCAGCTCGAGCAAGGAGATGCCTGATGGGTCGCTTCGTAAATCTGCAAGTCGCGATCGTCGCCGGCGGTCCCACGCGCGAGGGCTTCGGGCTCGATCTGTTCCTGTCCCATCGCGCCAACAGCCACAGCGATTTTCACGAGCGCGCGCGGCTCTACAACGAGACCTCTGACGCTGTCGCGGATGGCTTCGCGGAGGACTCGCCCGAGGTGCGCTGGCTCGACGCGCTGTTCTCGCAGACGCCGCGTCCACCGCAGGCTGCGATCGGCCGCTGCGAATCGGCGGTCACGCAGAAGTACACGATCAGCCAGCGCGCCTTGCGTGCGCTCAGCAAGTACAAGCTCAACGTCGACGGCGAAGGCGTGGCGAGCGGGCAGGTCGTCTATACCTCCCTCGCGTCGCCAACGGCCGAGGCGATTCACGCGGGGCTCGTCACGGGATTGAACGCCGTTGTCGGCGCGAACTACACGGCCGCGCTCGACGTGCTTGCCGCCTTCGTCGACTTCGTCTACACGGCGGACAGCGCCAGCGATCAGCTGCACGCGGTCGCGCACGGTCTGAAGAACGGTGACGGCCCGGTCGAGACATCGAACGCTGGAGGTGGTCTGCCGACCGGCCTCGCGGTCGCGACTCCGTACTGGGTCATCCTCGTCGATGCCGACCACTTCAAGCTCGCCACGTCGCAGGCGAACGCGATCGCGGGCGTGAACATCGACATCACCACGAACGGCACGGGCGTCCAGACGCTGCTGCACCAGCCGAACATGACGAGCCCGTCGGTTGGCTTCACGGTCACCGCCAACGCGGCTGGCAACTGGTTCTCGATCGGCGCGACCGACATCGGCGCGATCAACATTGCGCAGACACATGCCGACCCCGGCATCGCGGCGGACCTCGACGCGATCGCGCAGGAGATTGGCCAGAACGTCTCGACCGACTTCTACCGGGTCGACTCGGCCTACAACAGCAAGGCCTACGTCCAGGGCGTCTCCACGTGGGTCGAGGCGAATGCGCGCACGTACATCGTCGACTCGCAGGACTCGGACAGCGCGAACACCGCCTACGATCCGAACGCATCGACCGACACGCTCGCGGTGCTGAAGATCGCGAGCCTGAAGCGCACGATGCCGCTGTACCACCCACGCCCGGCGGCATTCTTGTCGGCCGCCCTCAACGGCATCTTGCTGCCGATGAACCCCGGCCTTTGGACCGCGGCGTTCAAGCAACCCGTCGGGCCCGAGACCGTGCCGCTGACGCCCACGCAGATCGCGAACCTCGAAGCCCGAAGCGCTGGTTCGTTCACGCGCGAAGGCTCGCTCAACCTGACGTGGAACGGCGCCGTTCCGAACGCCCAATACGGGTTCTTCGACAACACGGTGTCGATCGACTGGTTCCTCAACGCGCTGTACACGAACCTGCTCGGCGTGCTCGCGTCCAAGCCGAAGTCGGGCTTCGACGACAAGGACATCGACGACATCGCCGCGTCGGCTCGCTCGGTCGTGCTCGAGGGCATCTCCGACGCGCACAAGATGATCGCAGCGGGCACGCCGGGTGATCCGCTCGACCCGGTGCCACAGGTCATCTGGCCCAAGGTGCGCGACATCGATCCGACGACCCGCGCACTGCGCAAGCTTCCCAACGGAACCATCAAGGTTCGCTTTCTCGGTGCCATTCAAGAGATCGACGGCACCGTCACCGTCTCGTTCTGAGGAGGACCCCCGATGCCGCCCTTGCGATACAACCCGAAGCGCATCAACAACTCGTGGGTCCCCGACGGGGAGACGATCAACTTCCAAGGGTTCATGGACGGGACCTTCGTCGAGGTCGAATTCGACGAGGCCCAGGTCACCACGCACAACGGCGCGGACGGCACGACGACGTTCATTTTGAACGCGAACGAGACCGCGACGGCGACCGTCACGATCGTCCAGGGCTCTCCGACCAACGACGACTTCTCGGAGAACCTGCCGAGCGCGCGGTTCGATCGGATGCCCGGCGGACCTTGGAATCTGGCCGACCTCAACGGCTTCTCGTTGGTGACGAGCGAGTTCGCCGTCATCGAGAAGGTGGCGAAGGTCGACTTCGGCAAGGGCGTGGTCGGGCGCGCGTGGAAGTTCAAGCTCCACCAGGCGCAGATCATCGCGGGCGGTGACGACTCGTGACACGCAAGTCGACACGCACGCCGGTCGAGACCGAGATCCTCGGCGTCCAGTTCACGACGACCCCGCTCGCGTACAAGATCGCCGAGGACCACCTGGCGGAGGTCGCGCTGATCACCACGAAGGTGTTCGACCGCGCGATGCAGGAGGTCGACCCGTCGATCGCTGCGTCGCTGGTCAACAAGAAGCCCGAGGACATCACGCCGGCCGAGCTGCTGAAGCTGCTCCCAGCGATCGCGCCGATCGCGATGGCCGTGTTCGGCGAGCTCGGCAACGGCGTGCTCAAGCGCCTCGCCCCGGTCATCTTCTCGACCACGGTCGCGATCGTGACCGACGAGCAGGGCACTTTCGAGAAGCGCGAGCTGCTCAAGGAGAGCGACCGGGCGCTGCTCTTCGACGAGCATCCCGAGACCTACTTCGCGGCGCTGTTCTTCGCTGGGAGGGTGACCTACGGCCGTTTTTTTCCCGTAGCCGACCTGCTCGCGAAAGTGAAGGCGAAGAACCCGGCGCCAGCAGCAGCGCCGCCGACGACCAGCTAAATCGCGAGCTCCAGCCCGAGCACAAACGCTACTGGAGAGGCTATCGGCTGTGGCTGCGGCAGCTGGCGACCTGGGAAGAGATCCAAGACATGTCGCTCGATGACGTCGACCTCCACAACCTGATGCTCGACGCGATGGACGCGGCACGAGAGCGCGAACGTGCGCGGGAACGGGCGAACCGATGATCATTGCCGAGCTTGTGGCCACGCTCGGGCTCCTTCCTCGCGAAGCCGAGTGGGCGAAGGGCGACAAGCTCATCGAGGGCATGCACAAGGCGCTCGAGGTGTTCCTGGGCGTCGAAGCGCTCAAGGGCGTCTACGAGATGATCTCGGGCGTGGTCGAGCTCGGGCGCTCGCTCGATGAGACCGCGCAGAAGACCGGCCTCTCCGTCGAGGGCCTGCAGTTCCTCGGCTTCGCGGCGAAGCAGAACTCCAACACGATGGAGGACATGGCGCACGCGGTCGAGAAGTACTCGCGCGGGCTCGACGAAGCGAACACGAAGGGCTCGGGCCCGGCGGCCGAAGCGCTCACCCGGCTCGGGATCAACTTCCACGACGCGGGCTTCAAGGCGAACTCGCTCGACGAGCAGGTCCAGCTCATCAGCGACAAGCTCGCGAAGCTTCCGGACGGCACGAAGAAGACCGCGCTCGCGATGGACCTGTTCGGCCGGTCGGGCGCGAACATCATCCCGACGCTCAACGACCTCGGCAAGCACGGCGACGAGCTGCGCATCAAGTTCCGCGAGCTCGGCGGCGGGCTCTCGGGCGCGCAGGTCAAGGAGCTCGACGAGTTCGGGCGCGAGGTCGACCAGGCGAAGTTCTCGCTCGGCGCGCTCAAGAACCAGGTCGTCGCCGAGATGGTGCCGGCGCTGCGCGAGATGATCCAAGGCTTCCTCCAGTGGATCAAAACCAACAAGGAGATGATCGCGTCGACGCTGACGTCCGTGCTCCACGGCTTGATCGAAGTCGTGAAGCTCGTCGGTCAGGCGTTCCTCGTCGCCACCGACATCCTCCAGTTCTTCGCCGACCACGCTGACCTGACGAAGGTGGTTCTGCTCGCGCTCGGCCTGATCATCGCAGCGTTCGCGATCGACGCTGCCATCTCGTGGCTGATCGCGTTCTGGCCGCTGGTCCTCGCCGTCGCGATCATTGCCGCGGTCACCTACGCCGTGATCAAGCTGTGGGATTGGATCAAGAACGGCGACGACCTGGCCGCTCGGACGATCCGCCGCATCATCGGCGCCTTCAAGAGCCTCGTCGACAACGTCGTGGAGGTCGCGAAGGACATCAGGGACGGGCTCGAGGCGGCGTTCAATTGGGTCGCGAACCTGCCGGTCATCAAGCAGATCATCGGCGCGCTCGAAGACATCAAGGAAGTCGGCGAGTGGTTCGGCAAGAAGGCCAAGGCGGCCGTCGAAACGACGAGGTCGGTGATCGACAACACGTCCAACAAGGTCGAGGCCGGCACCAAGCTCGACGAGAACTCGAGGGGTCGCTTCGGTGGGCTCGAGCAATTTGTCCTGCACCCCGAGCTGGCCGCCAACCCGAGCGCCGCGTTCGGCGACCGGCCCAGCGGCGCCGGCAGCGTCAGCATCACGCATGGCGATATCAACCTGACGATCAACGGCGCCGATATGAGCAAAGACGACCTGAAGGCGGCCGCCAAGGAAGCGATCAGCGAGTCCCGCACCGAGGAATACCAATCCGCGTGGGACGCGCTGAAGGGAGGGCACAGCTAATGGCGTTCGTTAGCGTGGGCGATTATCCGTGCGACGTCTTCGAAAAAGAGGTCCACAAGTTCGACAACGAGGTCTCGAACTACGCGGTCGAGACCGGCTCGGACGTCACCGACAACGTGCGCTCGCTGCCGGATGCGCTGACGATAGAGGCCGCGGTCAGTGACACACCGTTCGGTGCGATCGCGCAGGATCCGACGCGCGTCGGCGTTGGCGACCTCTCGATCTCACAGGACGCATTCAACCGCATCAAGAAGATGCGGGACGACAAGCAGCCGCTCTCCGTCGTGACGTCGCTCGGGACGTACACGTCGATGGAGATCCAAAGCTTCCAGGTGACGCGCGAGCCGAAGTCGTTCAAGGGGCTCGTCTTCACGATTCAGTTCCAGAAGGTCGTCATCGTCGAGAACAAGCGGGTCACGGTTGCGAATCCAAACCTTGCCGGCAAGGGCTCCGTCGGCAACCTCGACTCGAGCGTCTATCGTCGAGTGAGCTTGTTCCCTGGACAGACGATTCCGGTCGTGACGTTGACCGATCGGAAGGCGGTTCCGGCGTGGACGAAGATCTACGGCAAGCCGATCGCAACCGCCGCGGAGGTCGTGCTGGTTGACGGCATCACACCCAAGACCATCGAGCCGGACGGCAGCGGCTTCCATTTCGACATCACCGGATCTGCGACGAACAACCACGACGGCTACGTCAAGGGCGGAAGCATCACGAGCGTGAACGGGTCCAGCGACATCACCTACGAAGCGCTCAGTCCGCGCTCGGTGAAGAGCACGAACCAGGTCGTGCAGGACCTGATCTCGCAGCAGCAGACAGCGCGCGCGACCCAAGACTTCGCGAACTCGCACGGCCAGCACTACGACCCGCAAGCGGGTCAGTGGAAGGACGCGAGCGGCAACCCGGTGACGCGCTCACCCAATGGCGGCGCCGATGCGTTCAAGCAGCGCGTGCGCGACACGCCGGACCACACGCTCAGTGGGAACCAGTAGCCGATGGCGAACGCGAACGATCCGCTCGAGCTGCCGTTCAAGGGCGGCATCGGCTACTACCGACTCGGCACATCGATCGGCAGCACGCACTACCTGATCGACGTGCGGTGGAACGCGAGCGCGAACCTCGACAAGAACGGAGCGCCGCAAGGCGCGTGGTATCTCGACTTCTTCGAGCAGGACGAGACCCCGATCATCCTCGGCGTCAAGCTCGTGCTCGGCGCCTACCTCGGCCGGCGCTCGAACCACCCGCTCTTCACCAACGGCGTGTTTGTGGCGATCGACATGTCGAACCAAGGGCGCGAGGCCTCGTTCGACGATCTGGGAGGGCGGGTGATCGTGCAGTACATCCCGGTCGTCGAGCTCATCCGCCGCATTCAGGACCACGGGTAGTGAATGGCGCTGAAGAACTTCCAGCGGATCTGCCAGGTCACGATCGCGCGGCAGCCGACCGGCTTCGTCGGTAACAACCCGACGTTCTTCGACCAGCTGCCGAACGCGACGCTCATCGAGTACGACGAGCGCAATCCGGTGGCCGGGCTGCGCATCCAGTTCGAGGCCAAGCGCGACCTCGGCAAGACCCCCAACAGCTGCAAGATCACGATCACAAACCTCGCGCCTGCGAGTCGGATCGAGGCGGAGCGGAAGCCGTCGTACGTGATCCTCAGCGCGGGCCATGACGGTGTCGCGCGGCTGCTGTTCACCGGCAACGTGCGCGTCGCGTGGTCGGAGCTGAAGGGCACCGACTGGGAGACGTATCTGATCCTCGGCGATGGCGCGGACGCGTACGCGAACGCGCGGCTCAACAAGTCGTACAAGGAACCGATCGACGTCCACCGCGTGCTCACCGATTGCGCGGGTTCGCTGGGGCAGCAGCTGCCACCCGAGATCGAACAGAGCGCCGACCTTCGCCAGGCGCTGAAGACCGGCATCTCAGTGCAGGGGCCGACGCGCGACACGCTGACTCGCTTGCTCGCGCCCTACGGCTACGGCTGGTCGTTCCAGAGCGGCAAGCTGCAGATCCTCCGCTCCAAGGACACGCTCGGGCAGGACACGCTGATCAGCCAGGACACCGGCCTGCAGGGATCACCGACACGAACCACGCCGAGCAAAAAGGGCGGCATCTCGGAGGTCACCTTCGACGTCGTGCTTAACCCGGACTTGGCACCGGGCACGACCGTCAAGCTCGACTCGAAAGCGATGAGTGGACGCTTCAAGATCACCGACGCAACGTCGAAGGGCGACACGCACGGCAGCGCTGGCACCGACTGGTCGACCGGCATCAAGGCGGTGCCGTTGTGAGCGACGCCGACATCCCTGACGTTCCGCGCGAGCCCTCGCTCGAGGAGCTGCTCTCTCTCCACGGCAAGGCGACGCTCGACGGCGTTCGTACGTCGTTGCCGGCGCGCATCGTCGAGTACGACGCCGACTCTCAGCGCGCGAGCATCCAGCCGCTCATCCAGCACGGCTACATCGACGCGACGCAGGTCCGCCAGGTGGAGACGCTGCCGATCATCCACGACGTGCCGGTCAAGTTCGGCGCGGGCGGCGGAGCACGACGGACGTATCCCGTCGCCATCGGTGACATCGGCATGGCGTGGTTCACGTCGAGCTCGATCGCACGCTGGGTGCTGACCGGCAAGATCGTCGATCCGGGTGACGACCGTCGTCACGACCTCAACGATGCGGTGATCGAGGTCGGCCTCCACAGCTTCAACGCGGTGCCGACCGACGCGCCGACAGATGCAGTCGTCGATCACATCCCCGACGGGATGACGCTGAAGATCGGCAGCTCGGGCGCGAGCCAAAAGATCGTCGGCCAGCTCGCCCTCAACGACTTCATGAATGCGCTGCAGTCTGCGATCGCGGATAACCCGGGGCCCATCGCGGCAGCGCTCGCCGCTCTACAGCTCAAGCTCCAACTGCTCAACTTCGGCGACGGTTGGCTCGCTCGCACGACGAAGGGCCTGATCGAATGACACTCGAATCGGAGTTCGTCGATCTCGAAGTCGGCGACGACGGCGTGCTCGTGTTCTACGACGATGGCCCGCGCTTCGTGAGCGGCATCGCCGGCGTCGCTCAGCGGATTCGCATCGCGCTTCGGCTGCTCTTCGGCGAGTGGTCGATGGACCAGACGATCGGGATGAAATGGTACACCGAGCTGCTCGGCGATCCGTCGAAGGGCAGCGACCGAAACGCGAAGCTCCGTTCGGCGATCACGACGGAGATCCTGTCGATCGAGGACGTCATTGCCGTGACGTCGATGTCGTTCACGCCGACGCCGACCAAGCGCAAGATCACCGTCACCACCACGGTAAAGACGGCGTTTGGCACCACCACCGTGGCCGTGTAGCCCGATGCCGAGCCCTGGCCTGAATCCCGAAGGCTTCGAGATCGAGACGATTCCGGACCTCGTCACGGACCAGACTCAGCAGCTGCAGCTCGAATTCGGTCAGAGCATCCTCAAGCCGAAGACGTTCCTGACGTTCATGGTCGGCATCGTCGCGACGATCGCCGGCAAGGTGTGGGAGCAGCTCGAGGTGCTCTACGACGCGTGGAACCCCGACAAGGCGAACGGCGTGGCGCTCGAGGACCTCTCGCTCGTCACGGGCACGTTCAAGAAGTTTGCGGCGCCGTCGAAGGCGACCGTGACGTTCTGCGGCGACGACGGCTTCGTGGTCACCACCGGCACGCTCGTCGCGACCAGCGGGGGTCCGCGCTTCCAGACAATCAGCAACGTCATCGTCACCGCGCTCGACGCGTGGACGATCAGCTCGGCGTACTCGAAAGGCGACCGCGTGACGAACGCGAGCCGCTGCTACCAATGCATCACGGCAGGTGTGAGCGCGGGATCGGGTGGACCGACGACCACAACGGACGACATCACCGATGGCACAGCGCACTGGATCTACCTCGGCGAGGGCACGGCGGCCGTTGACGCGACCATGCTGTCGCTCGACAATGGACCGATCGTCGCGGTCGCCGGCGACCTGACCGACATCGTCACGCCCGTCGGCGGCCTCAACAGCGCGCGCAACATCGCGGACGCCGCGCTCGGCAACCTCGACCAGACCGACGAGGAGCTTCGGCTGACGCGCGAGGCCGAGCTTCGGGGCCAATCGAAGAGCCCGGCCGACGCGGTGCGCGCGGCGCTCCTCAAGCTCGACAGCGTCACGAGCGTGACCGTGTTCACCAACCTGACGAACGTCGTGAACGTCGACGGCATGCCGCCGCACAGCCTCGAAGCGCTCGTGCTCGGCGGCGACGACCAGGACATCTGGGATGCGCTGTGGGCGAACGTGGCGGGCGGCATCACGACAACCGGCACCGAAGTCGGTACGACGCTCGACAGTCAGGGCACGTCGCAGCCCGAGGCGTTCTCGCGCCCCGACGCGAAGCCCATCTTCGTCGACCTCACGCTGATCAAAGATCCGGCGTTCTACCCGGTCAACGGTGACGACCAGGTCTCGGTGGACGTCGTCGCGTTTGGCCGGCTCGGTGGCACCGGCAAGGACGCGGTCCCCTCGGCGCTCGGCGCGCAGGCGTTCCAGGTCAGCGGCGTTCTCGAGGTCCCGCAGGTCCTCATCTACACGGACGTCATCGGCGTGGCGGCCGCGTGGATTGCGACGCATGCGTACGTCGCCACGGTGGGTGCTCGCTCGGTCGTGACCAACGATGGCGGTCGCGCGTACATCTGCATCACCGCGGGCGTGAGCGCGGGCGCTGGCGGACCCACGGGTGTCGGCCAGGACATCACGGACGGTGCCGCGCACTGGGCCTTCATCGGCGCGACGTTCGCGATCGGCACGCGCGAGCGCGCGACCTACGACATCGCGAACGTGAACATCCACAGCTCGGACGGTTTGCCATGACCTCGACGCGCGCGCGACGGCTCTTCCACGCGGGCCTCGTCGTGCTCGTCGCCAGCGTGGCGGCCGGCGGCTACGTCGCCTGCGGCAGCGGCAACAGTCCGTCGAGCACCGACGGTGGCGTCGACCTGATGCATCGGTCGTCGGGACAGATCATCACGCCGCCTGGGCTCGGCCGCGTCGTCACGAGCGGCGGCATCCTCGCAGGCTCGGGCACGACGAGCAACCCGCTGACGGCGACGCTCTCGGTCTCGGGCTCGATCAGCGGCACGGGCTCTGCGGGCTCGCCGCTGACGAGCTCGAGCACGGTGACCACGACGAGCCCGGTCACGGGAACCGGGTCGGCGGGCGCGCCGGTCACGACGTCGTTCACGGAGACCGCACCGTTTGGCGGCACGGGCAGCGCCGGATCGCCGTTCGCGATCTCGACCAACGGCATCTCGAACACGCTGATCCGGCAGAGCACTGGCGTCTCGGTCATCGGTCGAAGCGCGAACTCGACCGGCAACGTCGCCGACATCACCGCGTCATCAGACGGCCAGGTGCTCACGCGCGCGAGCGGCGCTCTGACGTGGGCCGACCCCGCGACGATCGTTCCATCGGTCGTCCCGTACATGGGGATCTTCGGGGACGGCTCCGACGGAGCTTGCAACTTCGACGGCTCCACGACTGTCGTCGGGTTCGCGCCGTCCGGATCCTCGCCGACGATATACACGGTCAACAAAGATCTCAACTGCACGACCGCGACGGTGAGTAGCGGCGTCAAGGTCAGCTTCCAGGCGAACCCCGAGACGACCGGAGGCACGCAAGCCCATCGCCTGTTCGTGACCGGACTGCTGACCGTCAACGGCACGATCTCATCGAGTGGTGGAGCGGGCGCATCGCCGGGAACGGGCGGAGTTTCACAACCGCCCAACCTTCAGGGCACGAACCCAGCGGGCGCTGGTCAAGGTGGTTCCAACGGGGCCGGCGGCGTTGGCAACCCGAACGGGTCGCACTGGTTTACGACGCAAGCGGGTGGCACGGCTGGAGCCGTTGCGACTATCGGCGGCGCAGGCGCAGGCGGCACTGGTTTCTATGCCGGCGGTGGCGGAGGAGGTGGCAGTGGCTTCGCTGGCGGAGCCGGCGGAGGCATCACGAATTGCGGCAACTCGTGCGGCAATGGTCGTGATTTCCGAGCCGCGACAACAACCACCGGGATCGCAGTAGGTGGTGTTGGAGTATTTCTGTTTGGCGGTTCCGGGGGCGGTGGGGGTGGCGGTGATGGCTCTCTTGGTCCGACGCATCAAGGCGGTGGCGGTGGCGGTCAAGGCGGCTACGTGGGTTTGCTCGCGCATGATATCGGCGGAGGCGGTTCGATCAATGCGACTGGTGGAACAGGAGGAGGCGGCGCGACATCGTGCTCGCCAGGTTGTGGCGGCGGCGGTGGCGGCGGTGGCGGTACGATCGTCCTCGTCTACGCGACCGGCACGCCACCGACGACAAGCGTTGCTGGCGGTACCGGCGGAAGCGGTCACGGCACTGGCGGCAACGGCGGCGCGGGCGCACCCGGAAAAGTGATCCTCCTCCACTAGGAGCGCGCATGTTCATCAACGAGCAAAACGCGAACCTCCGCCGGATCCCGATCATCGTGTACGACCTCGACGGTCTACCGAAGACGGGGCTGACGTACACGAACGCGGGCTCAGCGCATCAGATCCAGATCTCGATCAACGGGGCAGCGCCCGTCGACGCAGCCGGTGCGATCGTCGAGAGCGGGCTCGGGCTCTACTACTACACGATGGATGCGAGCGAGATGACGTTGCTCGGCTTCATCGTCATCGTGCTCGCCGCGAAGGCTGGGACGTCACAGGCCGCGTTCGGTACGGACACGATCACGCTGCCCGATGGCTTGCACCGCGCGCCGAACTCGATCCTCGACAACGCGACGTACAACACTCGGAAGTTCCTGACCGGCGCTCGCGTGCGCATCTTTGCCAGCCACACGGCGCTGGCTGCCGCAGTGGTCGGCCACGCCGACGGAGCTGACGGTGAGATCTATCGCTTCACGTACGTCGGCACGGACCGCGGCGATGGCGTGGCCGCAGACTTCACGATCGGGCAAGTCCTGCCGTGAGCTTGGGCCTCGCCACCGATGGCGTCTACTCGGGGACGGCGACAGCCACCGACGACACCGGTCCGCCGATGATCGCGATCATCTCGCCGACGTCAGGCGTGGCGCCCGGATCACCCGGCGGGTTCGCGGCCGACTTCCCGACGGCGTCGACGACGCCGATCGTCGTGCAGATCACCGACGACACCGGCATCGACGTCGCGCTCATCACCGAGCTGGGCTCCCCGGACGAGGTGGTCGTGTTCCGCGAGAGCAACTTCCGCGGCCGCTTCACGATCGGCTCGACGCAGGTCCCGATCATCGGTGGCGCGGAGCTGCAGGTGAAGGAGACCGGCGGTTGGGCCGCTGCCACCGACCCGACGATGCAGCGCGTGATCACGCTGACGTTCGCGGTGGTCGACACCGTGGGCAACGCCGTTCTCGAGACGCACTCGTGGACGCTGCCGGCGAAGAACACGTCACCACCGCAGCCCGGCGGAGCGACGGACACGGACGAGCTCGAGCTCGCGACCGACGCGATCAATCTTCTGCCGTCGCAGTTCAGGAGCTTTGATCCGTGAGCAACGCCAACGAAAGATTGCTCGCGATCCTCGTCTCGCCGTTCCAGAAGCTGCAGGCCGTGATCAATGACTTCCGCACCAAGCGGAGCGTGCGCACGTCGGTCGGGCAGCAGCTCGAGATCGTCGGCTCGTACGTGAAGCAGGCGCGCGGCGCGATCGCGGACGATGACACCTACCGCCGGTACATCCAGGCCCGCGCGGCGGTCGATCGGTCGAGCGGCGTACCCGAGGACCTCATCCGAGTCGCGCAGCTCGTGCTTGGTGATGGCACCGCGGTGATCAAGGTGGCCTCGCCGGGGATCGCGACATTCACCGTCGACGTCACGAGCACGACGATCGATCAGGCCACGGCGGACGCGCTGCTCGATTTGCTCGGCCAAGCGGTCAGCGGCGGAGTGCGGCTGGAACTAACGTATGCACTCGTCGCTCCGACGGCGGTGTTTCGCTACGACACCGGACCCGGATACGACGTCGGGCACTACGCCGGCGCAGGAGACAACACGTGAGCACCAAACCATCCGAGTTGGTCAATTTCGATATCAACAACGTCAACGTGACGCGGCCTTCCGACGGCACGAAAGACAACGGCTACGCGACCAACGCCGTCCCGCCATCGGCCGAGCACAACTGGATCTTCCAGATGCTGTCGGCGTGGGTCGCGTGGCTGCAGCAGGGCCAGCACAACTACATCCCGGTCTTCACGTTCAACGATGCGACGCATCCGTGGGCGTACACGATCGGCGCATCGATCAAGTCGAGCGGCAACGGTCATTGCTACGTCCCGATCGCCGCACGCGAGGGCGACACGCTCGAGTCGATCGTCATCGACCGGAAGGGCGACGCATCGGTGTCGTGCAACATCACGATCTTCGTCCAGTCGCACGATGGCTCGGCCGACGTCAGCGGCGGCGTCAACGATGTCACGCCGGCGGCGGCGCGCGTTGACCTGACCGCGAACGCGGGCAACACGGCCGGCTTCCTGCCGATCGTGATCCCGGCCGGCGGCACGCTCATGCTCGAGTTCGGCCCGACGGCAGCAAACTACGAAGTCTTCAACGTGCGCCCGGTCTGGGGCTAGCGCGTCGGGTCTTCGTCGATGCAGTAGCAGATCGACGGGTGCTCGCGGTTCGGATCGCTGGGCCATGCGTACGTCCACGACCAGCAGAAGTGCTGCAGCTCGTCGCACGCGACTGCACACGTGTGGATCTCGGGCGAGCAGTAGCCGTCGCGGCCATCGTGCATCGCGCACGAGTCGTAGTCGGCGCCGCAGCTCTCCGTGCCGGTCTCTTCGGCAAGCTGCGACTCACGCTCTGCACCGCCAACCATACAGCCCGCCATGCAGGTCGCGAGTAGGAACGCCGTCTTCATGCAGAACACCATCGGCACTCCCATCGTCGATGTCGGCTATCGGTGGGGTAGTCGACCTGACGCGAATCGCTGCACCCGTTGGCATCAGAGATTCCCGGAGCCACCGGGTGAGCGAGCCCTAGCGTCGTCGCGCAGTGCCCGACGACAAGCGTCCACCCAAGCCCGGGTTCACACGCGACGACCGCGACCGGCATCCGCACAAGACGCCCCCCAAGGTCATCGCGGATCAGCTCGCGCGCTCGGGCGTGATCGATCCGGTCGTGCCGGCGAAGGCCGACGAAGCCCCGGAGTCGTGGGACTCGAGCTCGGCGCCGACGACGGCGGTCATGCCGAAGCCTCCCGTGACCGAGACGGTCATCGACGCGATCAACCGCCGCACGCAAGAAACCAAGAACACCATCGCCTCGACCCTCTACGGCGTCGCGGCGCTGCGCACGGAGACACGCGCGGACAACCAGCACCTCACAGCTCGCGTCGATGCGCTCGTCACCGAGCTTGCCAACACCCGCGCCGAGCTCGCAGGGAGCATCGGGCAGAACGAAGCGATCATCAAACTGATCGAAGGTCAGAACGAGGCACGCGCCGCGCGCGAGCGCGAGAACCTCGAAGCGCGCACGCGCAGCGGCATGATGAAGTTGGCCGGCTTCACCGCAGAGACCGAGGTCAAGAAGGCCGACCAGCTCGCAGCGATCGAGGTCGCGAAGGCAGCCCGGCTGCTGACGCTGGGTGACGTCGCCGACGCGAAGAAGACCAAGCGTCAAGCGTTCCTTCAGCTCCTCGGCGCGTGCACCGGCACGGCGGTCATCACCGCGCTGATCACGTTCCTCTCGGGGCACTGCTGATTGACCGATGGCGAACTCCGACGATGGGCGACCAGAAAAACCATCGCGACCACCGCCGCGATCGTCGCAGCCGTTGCGACGGCCGTCGTCGCCCCAATCCGTTGTCGAGATCCCCAAGGCGATCGCTATTCGCGGCGGCCAAACCGTCGGCGCGAGTCGAAACGCGGCGCCGAGGCCGGCGGCAGATCCGCAAGATGGGACCTACGCCGTCTACCCTCGATCGCGAGAGCTGATCGGCCAGCGCAAAGACAAGCTCGTCGCGTTTATCGATCATCCGCTCGGCGAGCGTGATGATCATGTGCTGCACGCGCAGAACATGGAGAACGCCGGGAAGTGGGCTCGGTGGATCTTCCTTCAGACGCCGTTCGTCGTCCTGATCCCGTGGTGGCCGATGGCGGTGTTCATCACCGAGTCCGAGTACCAAGCGCGGATCCTGGGCGACCAGCTCTTGCTGATCCGTAAGGTCGCAAACGTGCTCGTCCAGTGCGGCGGTTACGTGTCGCCCCACATGCGCGAGCACGAGGAGCACGCGCGTCGCGTCGGCGTTCCGGTCGCGGCGTTGACGCAGTACGCGATCCCCGGGCCCTACGGTCCGTTGCCGCCCGAGTCGAGCGATCGAAGCTATCACCGCGCGATCAAGGAGCTCTCGAAGGCGATGGACAACTCGCGGCCAACCTGATTTTGGACTCGCCACGCTGCGAACCGCGAAAGGATCACCATGCCCGACCCGACTCCAGCGACGACGACCACGACCGATGCGACGAGCACGGCACCCGATGCCGGCGCGTCGACGGTCACAACGACCACCACGGTCAAGCCTGGATGGTCAACATCGGAACACGCGCTCACCGTGCTGGTCGCGTTCCTCGGCGCGTTCACGACGGCTGGCATCGTCGGCGATGGCTCGATCTACCTGCGCGTCGCCGGCATGATCCTCGTTGCGCTCACGACGCTCGGCTACCAGCAAAGCCGGGCCTCGGTGAAAAAGGCGGCCTCGAAGGCATGAAACGCCACGGCGAAGGCGCCGAGCTGCTCGTCGGTGGCTGGTTGACGCAGCGAGCCGCAGCTGACGCGCTCGGGATCAGCGTCCGCCAGCTCCATCTCCGGGCGGACGACGGGAAGATCGAATCGAAACACGTCGGGCCGGGCGTGCGGCTCTACAACGTCGGTCGGCGGGCAGCGTGATCCGCGGAGTCTTCCGAGGTCTCGCGATGACCCTGTTCGCTGTGCTGGCGCTCGCGTGGCTCGTGACACCTCGGCGCCGTCCTCCCCGCTGAAAGGTCTGTCCATGCGTCTGCTCGCCCTCGTGTCGTGCGTGCTCCTCACTTCCTCCGGTTGCTCGTGGTTCGAATCGAACGCGAAGACCGTCGAGCAATCGGCGTTCGACTGCGCCAAGGCCGACATCGGCCAGCTCGTCGGCGACCAGGGCCTGACACTGCTCGGTGACGTCGCGCAGATCGTCGCCGCGGGCGGTGACGGTTGGCAGGACGCTCTCACCAAGCTCGGCACCACCGTCGGCGAGGAGGCGCTCGCGTGTGCGGTCAAGGCGGTGTCGACCGTCTTCGCGTCGAAGCCGACCGGGCAGCAGAGCACAGCGGAATCCGCACAGGCGACGCGCGCGAGCGCGTCCATCGCGGCGCATCACTGGAAGTACGTCAAGTGAACCCCCGCATGCTCGCGCCGTCGATCGTCATCGTCGACGTTGACGCACACCTCGATCACGCCGAAGTCGTTCGCGCGGCCGGCGCGTTGACCCGCCAGTGCCTCGAACACTTCGCACTCGCGTGGGGCGTCATGGCCTCGGTGCGCGCGGCCAGTCCCAACGATCCGCCGCGCCCGACCGAGTGGCGCCTCGAGCTCCGCACAGTGCCGACGATGCAGGACGCGCTCGGTTGCCACGACGAGACCGACGACGGGATTCCGATCTTGTACGTGTTCCCGGCGCTGTGCCTGTCGGACGGCACCACGTGGACGTCGTGTGCGTCGCACGAGATCCTCGAAGCACTCGCCGATCCGTATGGTCGCCGCTGCGTCCAGGCCGACGACGGGACCGTGTGGGACGCCGAGGTGGCCGACCGATGCGAAGCTGACACGTACACCATCGACGGCGTCACCGTCTCGAATTTCAACCTGCCAGCGTGCTTCGAGCCTCCGAAGAATCGGACTGGCGTGACGTACGACTACATGGGGCTGTCGACGCGCCCGAACGAAGTCCGACCCGGTGGCTACGCGCAGAAGCTGGACCCAGCCAAAGGCTGGGTCCAGATCGGAACGCAGCGCAGCTATCGCGCGAAGCTCGCCGAGCTGAAGCTCAGCCGAGGCGCGAAGCGAATCATGCGAGGTCGCGCGTGAGCCCGCGCGCCGTCGTCGAGACCCGCCGCTACGTCGATGGCGACACGACGGTGATCGCCGAGGTCTACGACGACGGCTGCGTGCGGTTCATCGTGCATCCCATCGACCGGTCGTTCTCGCTGGGAGCGGCCGTACTCGAGCAGCTCGCGACGCTCGCACACAAGCACACGACGGTGCCCTCGACGTGAAGCCTCACGGCCGCGACTGCCCGGATCGATGTTCCCAGTGTCTTGGGGCAACGGTGCGACTGGTCGCGATCGGCGCGAACGGGCTCGCAGTCGACGGCGAAAGCAGCGGCCGCGCGGTCGATCCCACGGGCGGTCGCAACAGCTACTACGCACGCCGCGGCGGCCGAGCTCGCGGATCGAAGGTGCCGCGATGACGACGCGGAGGAAGCATCGGCTCGGCGACTGCAACCCGCGGTGGGTCGAAGCGCCCGACGGCGGTCCGCGTTGCTACGTGCGGTTCGAGTGCCCCGAGGGGCATCCCGAGTGCTGGCACACCGTGCCGTTCTCGCCGTCGCTCGGCGGCGCGGTGGTCGTGCACGCCGGCGCGAAGTGGGACCGCACGGGTGACACCTTCGAGACGCTGACGTTGACGCCAAGCATCCGGCGCATCCCCTTCCACGCCTCGCGTGAGGCTGCGATCGCGGCGGGCTGCATCCCGAAGTACATCAGCGAGTCGCTGCTGTGCGCGTTCCACGGCTACATCAAGAACGGCGCGATCGAGTTCTGCAAGGACTCGAAGTGAAGAACGCGTGGCCGATCAACGAACCTGGCATCGTCGATCTCGGGCACGAGGTCTACCTCCGCTGGTACTCCGACGGTCGGGGCTTCATCTGGCACCACCCGACGTGTCGAGCGTGGTCGTCCCTAAAGTTCGATTTGATGGGCACCGGGCACGTGTTGACGAGCGGTGGCCCGGACGATCCGAAGATCACGATACAGGGCTCGCTGCTCTGTCCGATGGGCTGCGGCTTCCACGGCTTCATCCGTGATGGCAAGTGGGTGCCGGCATGACGGCCGAACTCGAAGCAGAGGAGTCATCACGATGAGCGGTTTGTTGATTCGCGGTGTCCTGGTCCAGGTCCCTGGCGTCGTCGTCATCGGCACGCACGAAGAGAAGTGGGCGTTCATGTCGCCGGGCGATGGCATGGGGCGCACGAACACCCCGACGCAGATCACGCTCCACAAGACGCTCGCCGACGATCCCGAGAAGGTCGTCTCTGGCGCCGGGCCGAGCGGACACTCGCAACGAGTCGCTGAGTACTGGCAGGGCGATCCGCAGCACTCCGGTGCTCACATCGTCACGGGCGACGACGGCGTGGTCGCGTCCCTCGCCGACTGCGTGACGTGGATGGCCTACCACGCGCGCTCGGTCAATCCCTTCAGCGTCGGCATTGAGACCTGTGAGCAGCTCGGCGGCATCGTCTACCAAGCTGCGCTCGACGCGACGGTCGCCGTGGTGGCCGTGCTCGCCGAGACCATCGGCATCCAGCTGCAGTTCCCTCGCATCGGCACGTACAAGAACGCGCCGCTCCGTAGGATGCGCGAGAACCCCGCGGCGATGTGCGGCGTATTCGGGCACCGCGACAACGACGACGCGCGGGGGCGCTGGGATCCAGGCGACATCCTGTTCGCGCTGATCAAGCAGCGGCTCGGCGCCGAGGCGTTCGACTTCGACGCCGGCGAGGACCTCTCGACGTGGAAGGAGCGCCAGGCCGAGCTCGTGCGGCTCGGCCACAAGCTCGTGATCGACGGCATCCCCGGCCCGGCGACGACAGCGGCGCTCAAGATCGAGGGCTACCGCGGCGGAGTTTGGGCTCTCGGCAAGGTCGACGCGGCGCCGGCAGCTTGACGAACACGAAAGGACAACAGCCATGTTCGAAGTTTGGATTCCGTTCATCGTCTGCGTCTTCGGTTTGTTGATCTGGGCCGTCTCCTCCAGGAGCACGCCTGCGAATCCGATCCTCGTCGAGGGCGGGAAGATCGCATTCGCCTTTGGGTTGCTCGTCACGCTGTACGAGTGCGCCGTCCATGTCTTTCGCTGAACGGAGGCCGCGATGGACGACGACGAGACGCACGTCGAAGACGAAGACGAGGACATCGAGCTCGACAAGCGCCCGACGCGCGAGCTGATCACGGTCGTGCGCGGTGGCGTGCGGATCCACCGCGAGCGCAGCGGGAACATCCTGATCCACTGCCGCGGCGACGGAAGCGCGCATTGCCAGGCGGCCGACATCCCCGACCTGATCGCGGCGATCGCCGAGATCCTTCGCACGGATCTCGCGGGCAAGACTTCGGCGTCATCGACGGAGCCGACCGAGGAGCCGTGAGCGACGAGCGCGACAAGATCGTCACCGATCCGATCGAGCCGCTCGATCCGCTCGAACCGCGCACGTCGACGCGGAAGACGACGGCCGAGATGGAGCTCTATCTCGATGAGATCGACCACATGGCCGAGTTTCACGAATGGTTCGCGGCGAGCCTTCGCAAGGCCAAGGCGACGAAGGCAGACGACGAGCCGATTCGCGTACGGCTGAGGATCACGGTCGAGTAGCTGCAGGCCTCAACAGCGGACCGCCGATGCCAACTTGATCGGCTCGGTTTCTCCAGCGCCTGAGATGCTCGTTATATCGCTTCGTCCACTCGGACTTGTCGTAGCCAGGAGTGCCGACCGCGGCCGTCCATTGCCGGTGAAACTCGGCCTCGTCGATCTCGAATTGTTCGTAGAAGTCACCCATAACTATGACTCTCGCATCGAATCCTCGACGGCCGCGTGCAGCTCGGCGAGGAGGGCGATTTCGCGCTGGATTGCGCGGTAGGTGTCCATCGTCGCGACCGATGCTGCTGAACCGCCGCCCAGCGCGCGCCTGACATCGGTGACGTCAGCGCCGGCTGCCTCGAGTGCCATCTCCCTGTCCCGCCGCATCCGGACGAGGTGCTCCTTGAACCGAACGGGGTCGAGGATCATGGCGATCCCTTCGCGAGCTTCTCTTCGGCCGCGACGCGCAACCACTCGGATAACGACAGCTCGATTGCGGCTGCCGCTTGCTCCCAGCGGAAGCGCTCCTCCTTGGTCGCGCGCAGCGTGACCGGCTTGCCCGCCGATTCCGCGCGCGGTTTGCGACCGTCGAGACGCCGAGCGAAGTTATTTCGCGCGGCCGCTTCGGACCGATAGAACTCAGTCGCGCGCGGGATCCCATTGCAGAGCGCTCGCGTGATCGTCCACTGGCGCTCGCCGGTCTGGTGAAGCTGGTCGACGATCGGCCAGTCCGTTCCCGACTTCGTGGACTTGCCGATTTCGATCTCGTCGAGAAGTTTGCGCACGGCTTACTCGTGTCCGTCGCGGTTCATGACCGACGATACCGACGCGCGACCCGTGCGAACGGCTTCGACGTCGGCGTTGGTGTTCGCGCCGAAGAACTCGCAACCGAACACGTGGCGGATATCTTTCTCGGTCCGAACGTCCCACGGCTGCGAACGAGCGCAACGGCTGCAACCCTTGCAGCGGATCTTGGTGACCTGGCCCGGCATCTCGGTAACTTCGAATTTCGAATCGTCCATGTCTTCACTCTAGCGATTCGTCGTACGCAACGCAATATGATTCGTACGACGTAACTAAGATCGTGGGGTACGGATCGGGTAGCCGGTCACGCGGCGAGCTCGAGGCGAAGGGCTCTGAAACCGGGCGCGAGCAACTGAGCCTCGGCTGAAGTCTTGACGCTCACCGGTTGCACACGTAGCGTCTAAGTGCGCGCAGTCATTGACTCCGCCGAGCACTGAAAATCCGCGTGTCGGCGGTTCAACTCCGTCCCTGGGCACGTAACCACGCGAGATCACCGACGACGAAGCCTGCGACACCTGCAGGCTTCGTCTCATTGGTGGCACCCATTGCCACTGGCGTTGCACACCGGTTGCTCAACCGGCACTTACGCGGCGCGGATCCTGGGCAGCTTGGCGATCGCGGCCTCGAACGTGCGGTCATCGAGCTTGCCGTACACGAGCTCGACCATCTTCGTGCTCGAGTGCCCGAGCAGCCTGGCCACCGTGTAAGAGTCGAGGCCTCGCTGCTTGAGCCAGCTCGCGAACGTCCGGCGCAGGTCGTTCGGCGAGACGACCGGCATCGGCTCAGGCGGCTTGCGCCTCGCCTTCGTGGCCTTCTCCGTGGCGCGTCGATTCGCGCGGACCACCGCCGCCCGCAGATCGCGCCGAACGTTCGGCCAGCGCGAAACCACGGCGTCCGTCGGGCCGCTCTTGCCGCGATGCCTCCGGAGCCGCGCTGCGAGGTCCGGATCGATCGGCACGATCCGATATCGGCTCTCGCGCTTCGTCCCCGGCACGCGAAGACGGCGCGCCTTCAGATCGACGTGCGCCCAGAGCAGGCCCTCGATCTCGGACAGCGACAGCCCGGCCATGATCGCGATCGCGGCCCACAGCGCCTTCCCGTCCGCGAGCTCGGCCAGGAGCGCGAAGGCTTGCGCCGGCGTGAGCCAGCGTTCTCGCGGCCGGTAGCGAACCTTGATGGTCGGCACGAGCGATCGAGCGTCGCCGCGCCAAAGCCCTCGCGTGCTCGCCTCGGCTAGCGAGCGCCGAAGGACCACGAGCTCCTTGTGCAACGTGTGGTCGCCGATGGCGAGCTTTCGCAGCCGGCAGTACGCAAGGATCGAATCGCGCGTGATCGACGCGAGCTCGACGTCGCCCATGCCCTCGAGGAGCGCCGCACCCTTCTGCTTGTACGATCGCCACGTCCCGTCGGCGTTCGATTGCTCGACGACGTTGAGCAGGTCGCCGATCGCGCGCCTCAACGTGTGGTGCGCGTGCGAGGCCGCGTCGGTCGATACCAGCTCGTGTTGTCGGAGCCGCTGCCTCGCGACGACGGGGTCGCGCGTGCGGAGCGTCCGCCGGTGGTGCCGGTTCTTCGCGTCGGTCCAGTAGCCGTAGTACGTGCCGCCGGGCTTGCGCTGGTAGATGGTTCCCATGGGAGCTCGGTTCGGGTCGCAAGGTATCGCGAGAGAGCTTCCTCGGGCACGCGGATCAGGCGACCGACGCGAACGTGCACGCACTCCCGCGCGATCCGATATGCGGTCGCCCGCGAGACGCCGACGCGATCGGCGATCTGATCGGGCGAGAGATAGTTCATCCTTGATCCAAGTCGTCGTGGGTGTCTGCGTACTGACGTCGGTAGTCCTCGTGCTGCCGGCGGCCTCGCGCGGTTTGCTCCTCGATCTCGTAGATCGCCAACGCCAGCTTGTCGATGACGCCTTGCGCGCCGGTCACCGACAGCTCGACGTCGATCCAGCGCATCTCGCCATCGACGCGACCCTGCGCCGAGAGCTTGATCGTGGCGCCGTCGCTCGCGACCCAAACGGATCGCTTGCGCTTCCCGCGTGCGGCGCAGGTGGACTTCACCCGAGCCTCCGCATCATTCGCGTGCACACCCGCCACGGCGGCGTGCCGTTCATCGGATCGAACATATACGTCCCGCCGCAGACCTCGCGCTCCGCTGGCAGCGACGGCAGCCACTGGCCATTGTCGAGCGCGCAGCCGCAGAACGCGCACCTCTGGATGAGGCGCGGTCGCCGGAACAGTCGAGCGAGGCGACGCCAGAAGCTGGCGACGGTGCGAGCGGTGGGGATCACGGCGCGACCTCGAGGCTCGCGGTGCCGAGCGATTCGTTGCCCCAGTAGCTCCATCCGATCCGTGGCTGCTTCTCTCGGCTGAACAGCTCCACGTACGGGCCAGGTGAGACGTGCTCGATCAGCGAGTAGCATTCGTGCGGCTTCGCGCTGTGCTTCGGGTGCCCGTCCTCGTAGCGGCGTTTCCAGTTGAACCACGTGCCGGTCAGCCGGTTGCGCTGCTGCAGACGACCGCGGCGCGCGAAGAGCAGGAACTCCGTCGTGATCCCGAACGACGCGCCGAGACCGCCGCCCATCGCGTTCTTCGCCCAGACGAGTGCAGTCGAATACTCGAACCGCCACGCGCGGACGATCGCGAATGCATCCTCGAGATAGCCGTTCGTCGTCCAGCAGTAGAGGTGAGCGTCATCGGCCGCGAGCTCGGCGATCGGCAGCGCTGCAATCTCGGCGATCGACATCGTGCTGTAAGGGAGCGGCTTGTTCGGAGCGCCGTCGTAGCTGTCGCCAAAGCCAGCCCGACCGACCGACCGACCGATGTGATGGTATGGCCATGGTGAATCGACGAGCAGCGTCGAGAACTTCACGCCGCCCTCGGCGGATTCGCGCGGATCAACGCCTCAGCTGGATCCGGCGGCACCGCGTTGCCGCACATGCGGACCTGCGCCGTTCGCGTCAGCGGCTCGCCTTCGAAGATCGGATCGATCAGATAGTCGTCGTAGAAGCCGGTCGCGCGGAACAGCTCGCGAGGTTCGAGCATCCGCATCAGGATGTCGGCGATGAAGTAGGGGCCATCGTCGAGCATGACCGTCACCAGGCTGAAGCGGTCTCTCGTGTCGACGGTTCCAAGCGGAGCCGATAGATGCTGCGCGACGCTGGCGCCGTTGTAGCGAATCAGGAACGCCGCGACCTGGGCGAGCTTCCAGCCTTCACCGGTAATCGTCGGCACTGGCTCTTCCATCGAGCTCGCGCACGACGCCAGATGCCCGGCGCTCGTGCCGGCGAACTTGACCAGGTGCGCCGCGATCACCGCCTTCTGTCGCTGCGCCGTGATGGTCGCCATCGGCTCGTCGAGCGGACCGCCGATGTTCCACCCACCGCTCGCGCGCACGGAGTTGTTGTTGGTGATGAAGGGAGCGAGGAGCGCTGACGCGAGCGCGTGCCGTTGACCACAGGCGACCACGGTTCCGAGTGGTTCGTGGATGTTGAGGTAGCGCGGCCGCTGGCCTTCGCGCTCGCCCTGGCCGGACTGGATGAGGATCGGCGTGATCAACGCGTGCCGACCGCGGCCGTGCGCCGTGATCGTCGAGATGGGCTCGTCGATGCTGTAGACGCGTCGGTCTGGCGCGTCACCCTTGCTGCCGTAGCTCACCGGGATCAGGAACGGCCGCTTCTCGTCGATCACGTACCGCTTCGTCCCGGCCGCAATCCTCGTCAGCGTGGCGGTCTCGAGCGGACGCTTGATCTGGATCCCGGTCGCGCTCTTGTACTCGCGGGCTTCCTCGCGCGTCATGAAGATCGACGCGCCGAACCCGAACTTCTCGAAGTCGATGCACTCGGCCGCGGTGCGATGCGGCTTCGACAGCATCGGTCCGTGCGTCGGCAATGGCCACGTCAACGCACGGTCGGACGCCATCAGGAAGAAGCGCTTGCGCTTCGTCGGCGAGCCGTAGTCGCAAGCCCGAAGGATTCGCCACTCGACGTTCTTGTAGAACTTGCGCAGGCGCGACACGAACCGTCGGAATGTTTGACCCTTCCGCTTCGGATCGCGCTTCATCTCGCCGTCGATCTCGATGCACGGGCCCCACTCGCGGAACTCGGGAACGTTCTCGATGAAGATGATGGCCGGCTTGACGTCATGCGCCCATCGGACCGCGGTCCACGCGAGCGCACGGATCTTCTTGTCGATCGGCTTGCCGCCCTTCGCCGAGCTGTGGTCCTTGCAGTCGGGCGAGAACCAGGCGGCCGCCACGTCGACATCGCCGACGAGCTCGCGCGGCTTGTAGTCCCAGATATTGCCGCAGTGGTGCTGCGTCTCCGGGTGGTTGGCGGCGTGCATCGCCAGCGCTTCGGGATCGTGATTGATCGCGTGGTGCGGCGCGCGGCCGAGCGCTCGCGCGAATGCCTCGGAGACGCCACCGCCGCCGGCGAAGTTGTCGACGATGACGTCATCGCCGGTCCAGGCGCGAAGGAGCGGCGGGCGCTGATCGTCGCTCACGCGGCGCTCCTTGACCATGTTCGGCACTCACACATCGAACATGCGTCGTCGAGGTCGTGACTCTCGCGTGCATGTCCGCACTCGCATGACGCGCGCGAATCAACGCGTCGAAACGAAAGTGCCCACACGAACGGATTCGCGTCCCAGCTCTCCACGCCGTTGATCGAGCGCCACAGGTCCGCGAAGTGCGCGCGGTAGCCGATGCTGCCGGCGAGACCTTGGAAGGCGCCAGAGAGGTCACCGCCCGGCGCGATCCGGTACGCGGCGCCCTCGGCCTTCGCGTCTTCCTCGGTGATGTCCTGCAGCCGCTCGACGCGGACGTTCGTGATGTCGAGCGTGATGCGCGATGCATCGCGAGAACAGAAGATCGCGGGCGTCCACTTCACCGGATGGCGGTCGTACAGATGTGCACCGTCGGCGCGATAGACATATCCGCTCGGCGGATCATTCGGCGCGAACGTCTCCTTGACCCACAGCCGATCGCCGGCAATGCCGTATCGGCAGAGCTGCGCGAGCTCGCGCCTACCATCCTCGAAGTCGATCAGGTTCTCGAAGTGGTGCTGCTTCCACCACCAGATGCGGTGCTCCGCGTCGTACAGGACCTTTCCCTTCCACTCGTGACGCTGGAGGTGCTCGGGCTGTGGAGTGAGGATGCGGCGAGTTTGGGACTTGGCACCGGCGAGCAGCGCCTTGATCATCCTCGACGAGAACAGCACCGGGCGCTCCTTCACGACTTCGTTCCGTTCACGCGCTCTTCGATAACGTCGCGGGCAGTTGCCAACGAGCGCATCGCCGTATCGAAGTTCACGAGCGGGTCAGGAGTGCCATCGGCGAGGATCGGCAACAGGCCGACGATCGCTTGCATCGCGCGAGCAGCCGACCAACCGCGCTTGTCGCAGAACGCGATCAGCGCGCGCATGTCGCCCTCCATCTGGCGGTAGCTCGAGCTGTCTGCGTCCATGATCTGCCGCTCCTTCACGGCCTCCTCCATGCACCGGCTCGGATATCCGCGGCGACGCGAAGGGCAGCAGCGTCCCTGAGCTTGCTACTCGGTTCGCTGGCATTCTGCTCGAGCCACACCGCGACGGACTCAGCCGTGCTCCCCTCGATGGCATTCACGAGCCCATCGAGATGCTCGACGCAGCGACGCAGCTTGCGCTCGACGGGATAGTCGAGGGTGCGGGAACAGGTTTCGATCGAACAGAAGCTCACGCGCTCGGCCTTTCCGGGCAGCCCTCACCGCAGATCCAGTTGAGGTCACCGTCGTCGCTGATGAGCAGCCCAAGCCGACCAGCCTCGATGTACTTGCCGCAGTTCCAGCAGTTGAAATCGTGGGGCGCCGGCACTGGCTCCGGCTCGGGGTCGGTGCATTCGTCTTCGTGCTGGCGAGCGTTCGGGTGCTGGTCGCACAGGTGCGAGCACTGCATCTGACCGCGGTGGACGAGGCACCAGATCCACTGATGTGGGTTTTGAATGCAGTCGTCGACGACGGTGAACTCGACGCCGCACGCAGTACAGCGATAGAACCGCTGGACGACGTCGCCGACCATGCGCTGTTGCATCGCGGTGTGGATCGGGACCGTGTCGCACGACGAGCAGGGCTTCGGCACGCACACGCGACATGGCTGCTCGGCGCGGTGGACGATGCCGTGGCGCGCGCACTGGACGACGCCGTCGGGGAGCGCGGAGGCCATCAGAGACCACCCATCAGCAGCGCGTTACCGTACTGCAGACACAACGCCTGCAGCTCGCGCGAGCACCAGTGGTCGCCGCGGACCGGGCGTTGCTCCGCGTACGCCATGCACGCGCGTTCGAGCGCGCCGTGGGTTTCACCAACGGCGAGAGCGCGGGCGGTACGCTTGTCGGGCGCCGGTGCGGTCATGGTCGGAACCCCACCGACATGCCGGCCAGCACTCCGATGGAGAACGCCGCCTGCAGACCGAGGATCCATGTCGTGCGCTCGATCGACTCGACGTCGAGCAGCCACGTCGCGAGGTTCGCGGCGATCGAAATGGCGAACGCGCCCCACAGCCATGCACGTTCGGTGCGCTTGTCGGGGGCGGCGTGCTTGTCGGTGGCGGCGTTCATCCGTTACCTCCGAGCCGACCAATCTCTCGATCGAGATACCAGCGCGCCTTCTTCAGGTCTTCTACTGTGCGCGTCAGGTCTTTCTTGCCAGCACGCGAGATGTACTTCACCGCGTTGCCGAGGTTGAAGTTCAGCTGCCATGCCTCGATGACCTTGATGGCTTCGTACAGCGTGTCTCCACCGTAGTGCTGCGGGTGGTCGATGGGTCCCTTCACCTCCACCTCAGATCGATCGCGATGTCACGCCCGACCCACACCGCACGCCGGCTCGAGTCGATGGCGCGAACGTGGAACATCATCTCCTTCAGCCACGCGGCCTCGCTGGAAGCGTCCTCGCATACCTGCGCAGTGATCTTGAGGTGGTCGCCGCAGTCTTCGACGGCCGTGATTTGTCCGCTGATCTTCATTGCGCACCGTCCTGCGGAAACACGTCCGTCGGTTTGATCGGCCAGCCGATCGTCAGCATCCCGCGACTGCGAAGAAGGCCGAGATCGGTGAGCAGGGCCTTCGTCCTCGGATGAACGCCGAGAATCGCGGCGAGATCGGTGATGTTGTTGACGCCACCGCGCCGGATCACCGTCGCGGCGATTCGTTGCTGCGACTCCTCCAGCGGTTCAAGAATGTCCGCGACCGTCTTCTCTGTGAACCGCGGTGTCGCGGCATGCCGACCGAGCGCCGTCAGGTCGTTGTCGTTGAGAAACCCCTTGCTGCGAAGTCCACCGAGGTCTTCGAGTATTGCCTTCGTTCGCGGATGCGCTCCCAGCCAAGCGGACAGAGTTGCGTGTGACTTCGAACGATCGAGATCGTCAAGCGACGCGATCGTGTCGAGGATTCGGATCTGCAGCTCCGATAGCGCCGAGGTGAAGGCCGCGCGGCGTTGGTCAGGATTGTGTGGCTGCACGTGCGCCGCCGCGCGCCCCACATCTGTGAGATCGAGGTCCTCAATCAGCCCTTCGCTCCGCAAGACGCCGATGTTTGTCAGCAGCGCCTTCGTGCGTGGGTGGACTCCGAGCCACGCTGCCAACGTCTTCACACTCGCCGGTAGCTCGATCGCCTTCAGCGTCGCGAGCGCGTCGAGGATCGCTTGACGCTGTTCGACGGTCGTCTCGCTCGGCGCTGGGCGTGGCTGGGCGGGAATAATTTCGGGCGCAGTTGATGCGTCGGCCTGCTTCGGCGCCCGCTTTGCCTTGGGTTGTCGTGGCGATGCGGTCTCCGGGGCGGCGAGAATAATCCTCGGTGGCAGCTGGCCGGAGAGGTGGATCGCGGCCTCGAAGTCCCGCATCACTCCGCCGACGGTCGTGATCTCTTCGGCGATCTGATTGCTCTCGCACTCGAACCGATCGAAGGCGGCCGTGAAGATCTTGACCGCAGCTTCGAGCCGACGAATCTCGACATCGCTCAGGATCGGCCGGTCGACGTGGACGATCTTCTCGACCACGCGTTCGGTGACCGTGCCAGGCTTGCCGCCGGGCTGCTTCTCGAGCTCGGCGATGCGCGCGCGCAGGGCCTTCGGGTCGTTCGCCTTCGCACGTTCGACGGTCTCTCGGATGCTCTCGCCGAGTCGGTCGAGGTCGACCTTCGCCAGCACCTTCGGGGGCGTGACGTGCTCGCCGACCTTCGGGGTGCGGCCGCTGTCGTAGGTCTCTTTCCGCGCGACCGTGATCCGCTGAAACGTCTTGTGCTCGGGATCGAGGAACCACGCCTCGCCCACCGGCAGCGACGACAGCGACGCGAGGATCTCCTTGATGAGCTTCGGTTCGGCGTGGTTCGAGAGCCAGTCCTCGGTGGCGTCAATGTCCTTCGGGTGGTTCATGCGAAGCACCGCGAGCGTGTCGACCTGCGAGAGCACGTTCTTGTTCAGCACCTGCGCGCGTTGGCTGATCATCGTCACGCCGATGCCGCCGATCCCACCGCGCCGCACGAGCTCGTCGGCCGCGCCGAGTGCGCGAGCTTCCTCGGGCGAGAACGACCGCTGAGGGATGTACGCGTCGGCCTCGTCCATGAAGAGGTGCATTGCCTCGGTGTTCTTGTCGTAGAGCGCTTCGAGGAAATCCGCGATGAACCGGATGCGCGCACCCTTCTTCAACAGCCGGACATCGAGCACGGCGGAGAACCGATCCGCGACGATCGCTTCCGCGAGCAGCTCGCCGCTGGTCGCCTCCAGCGGTAGGTCGCCGTGCTTGCCGCCGAAGATCGTGATCGGATATCCGGGCGACGCTCCATCCGCCGACGAGCGAAGGCCCCACCACGCGGAGGTCAGGTCGATCACGACGACCTGTTGCTTCGCCGCGAGCATGCCCTCGGCGATCTTCTGCGCGAGGTACGTCTTGCCGGATCGCTTCTTCGCGAGGATCGCCGACGTCGACGTCACGAAGTCGAGCGGCAGCGACAGCGTGTCGGAGATGTGCAGCTTCGTCACTTCAGCAACTCCTCGGCCTGGCGCTGCCACTGCTCGAACGCATCGCGCAGCCACATCGTCGGCGCGGTCTCGAAGTGGACCTTGATGCGGCAGATCGCGTCGTCTTCGTGGGCGCCGGTCACGCCGTGCGAGAGATCGAACGCCAGCTTCATCATCGCGCGCATCTCCTGGTGCTGCCGGATGAGGATGCGCACGTCGCGCGCCGCGGTCCACGGATAGGGACCCCGGCCGGTGAACGTCGCCTCGAGCTCGCCGAGGTCGATCGGCTTGTCGATGTCGAGGACGCTCACAGCTTCTCTGTCCCTTCGTACAGCCGCCATGCTCGCGCCTTGATGCGGGCCAGGCCGCGCTGTCCGAACTTCGCGATGAGCGCGTTGTTGATGCGCTTCCAGTCGACCTTCCCCGACGAGCGGAGCCCGAACGCGTAGGTGAGCGCGATCGACTTCTGCGGGATGCCCAGCTTGATCTCGTTCTCGATGACGCCCTCGACGTCCAACATCTCGATGATCACAGGCTCAGCTCCTTGCACGCGTGGCGCTTGTACATGGCGACCTTCGAAGGCGCCGGCAGCTTGCCGAGGAAGTGCGCGACGCCGTTCTCGATGGCCCATCCTCCGTGGCCGTCGCGTTCGAACGGTGCGAGCGAGCCGGTCACGGTCTTCGCGAACACGATCCGCGCCTTGCACGACTTGCACTTCGTGGCGCCGCCGACACCGAGGTGGAGCACGGGTGCGTCGTCGGTCACGCGCGCTCCGCGATGTCGACGGGCCGTTCCTCGCAAGGACAACCGATGCAGATATGTCCGACGTCGGCTCCTGCGTGCCGGTGACCGCAGGAGGAGCACTCGGCTCCCATCGCGAATTGACCGGTGCGGACGACGCTCGCTTCAAGGACTGGCGCGTTCTCCGATATCCGTCGGTTCGCGTGATACAGCCCGGCCGCCTCGACGAGCCTCACCTCAGCCTGCCAGCAAGCGCTCGGCGCCAAGCAGTAGCCGACCGCCGCATCGACCACTGGCCGCATGGCCTCGACCTCGGCCCGGAGCTGCTTGATGACCTCAGCCGCGCGGTCGGCGCAGGCGACGAGCGACGTGGAGTGTCCGCCGTCTATCACCACGAGCGCGTCGGCCAAGATGTTGCGCGAGGCCATCGCTTCGCGGTCTTCCAGGTTGAGCCGATGGACCTCTGCCCGAGCCTCGTCACGGGCGCTCGTGATCATGTCGATACCCTCGGCGAACGTGACCGCGCAGTGGATGCCGGCGCGGTTGATGGCGTCGTTGACGCTTGTCTCGACGCCGCGAATGAGCGCCACCTCGGCGCGAAGCTTCTCGATTTCCATCAAGGCCGCCGGCCACCGAGTCCGCGCCGCGGCGATTGCCTTGGCGCTCTTCTCGTCGTTGCCGCAGTCGGCGACCCACAGGCCGTTGCCGTCGACAACAAGCCAGCGATGCTCGCTCTCCTGTGTGGCCATCCACGGCGCGGTGATGGCAGCGTTGATGAACGCCTTGTCTTGCTTCAGCTCGTCGTCCGTCATGGGCCTCTGTATTCGTCCGGAAACAAATCCAACGCCTTCTTCAGCGCGTCGATGCGGCACTTGTCGTCGTTCTTGAACGGCCTCGTGCACATGAACGTGGTGCTCGGGATGCTTCCCCACGACGACTCGGGGAAACAGGGCCGGATCTGATTCAAATCCGGCAGCGACAGGTTGTTGTCGATGCCGACGATGGTCGCGCCGGTCATCGTCTCGCCGCGATTCGGCGTCTCGATGTCCTTCAGCAGATAGGCGAGCTCGCCGTGCTTGAGCTGACAGTAGCGAACGAGCGCGGTGGCCTTGGTGCGGCTCGACGTCAGGTCCGAGGGCTCACCGCGGAGCACGTAGCCGAGCAGGATGCCGGCCCCGAGCAGAACGACCGCAGCGATCGCGAGCGTGATCTTCTTCTTCATGGGCAGAACGTACGTGATCGGGTCGAGCGAGAGCGACTTCGGCTGCATGCCGGCCGCTTCGCGAAGGAACGCCATCTGTTTGGGCGTCGGGTTGCCTGAGATACGAATGCGTTTGATTTCGTTCTTCCACATCACAGCGCGCCTCCGCTCGCCGGCGTGAGCTTGAACACGTCCGGGATGTCGACGGGCTCGTCCTTCGACGGCGTCAGGTCGAGCTTCGACTTGTTCGCGCGATCGGCGACCTGCACCGACGACTTCTGCGTCTGTCGCTTCCGTTGGTGTGCAGCCGCAGCGCGAGCCGGCTCCCAGTACCACGTCGAGTCGTCGATATCGACGAAGCCTGGCACGCCGCCCCACTGCGCGATGTGCCGCTGCAGGGCGATCTCAGCGAATTCATCCGGCACGAAGTGCGCGCCGGCTTCGGCCGCGATCTTCTCACCGGGTAGGCCGGCCTTCGTCTCGCCGGCACCCCCGAATTGCTTTGGATCGGGGTCGCCGATGTCGCGCGAGTCGGCGTGCTGGTAGACGAGCCGAGCCGGGTAGCCCGACGCGAACCGGGCATATGCGACGCGGGTGTCGACCGACGCGTAGGGGTCGGCCTCCTCCTTGGAGCTGACCGTCTTCTTCGACGTGTCCGCTTGTCGACCGATACTGGTCACGCCGCTCGCGAGGTACCGATCGATCTTCCGGTTGATCGCGTCCTGGTAGGCGTCTTGCGGGTGGTACTTGATGTCGAACGCCTCGTGCAGTGCGAGGAGCTCGACGTCGGTCGCGGTCGCTGGCACGCTCTCGCGCAGGGCCTGGAATCCGATCGCCGCGCCGTTCTTCAGCGCGCTGATGAACGACTGCGCCAATGCTGGGTTGCTCGACCCGGCGGCCTGCACGGCGATCGTCTTGACCTTCGCCACCGCCGTCGAGAGCTTCGCGTTGATGGTCGCGGCTTCCAGCTTCATGATGCCGGACAGCTCGACCTCCATCGCGGTCGCGGTCTGCACCGCAGCTGCGCGGACCGCTGCGAAGTGCTCGACAATCCCGCCGGTCCATCGGCCAAGCGCGATGTCGAAGAGAAGCCCGATGACGAAATTGGGCTGGGTCGCGGGCGTCATCAGGCGCTCGAGTCGGACGACGTCACAGGCGCGTTGGTAGACCTGGTCGACGGCGAAGATGCGCAGGGTGACCTGGTCGCTGTAGGGCTTCCGAACCTCCGCCGGCATGAAGCAGCCATCGGCGCCCGGTTGCTTCGCGCAGACCGCGCCGTGGTCGGCGTACGCGCTGCCGGTGTAGTTCGGTCCCTGCGTCGCGGTTCGCTTGCCCGGATCCGGACCAGCGGACGACGGGCCGCTCTGCACGATGCCGCCTGGTTCCGCCGCGAACTTCTTATCCGCGCCCCACGTCACGGTTGTGGCCTCTGCCAGCCCCAGCCGATCCACTTCTCGAAGCACGTCGAGTCGCCAATCTGCTCGATCACCGCAATCTGGACCTCGACCTCGGCATGCGCTCCCTTCGGGCGAACGCAGATCGACATCCGGTGTTCCGGGTCGAGCTCCCACCAGCCGTAGTCGCCGTCGATGTGATCCGCCGGCACCGTCGTCTTGCCGATCGTGATCGACATGCGGTCGATCCCGACCGTGATCGTCGCGTCCCGGTCCGTGACCTTCTGGATCGCGTGGAGTGCTCGCAGCTCCGAGCAACGTGCTGCGTGGATCTGGATCTTGCCGTCCGGCCTCAGGCCGTACGCGGTATCGGCGGCGGCGGTGCCGCCCAGCGCTACGAGGAGCGCTATCGATTTCCACATCGGATCCTCCGTGCCGCGCGAACGCGGCGTTGTTAGTTGGCCCGCTCAATGAACTCGCGCCGGCGAGTCGCCTCGCGGATGTTGAGGAAGTCGAGCGCGTCGAAGATGGCGCGCCGGTGCTGCTCGCTGCCGGGCATCGTGCGGAGCAGGAGCCAGATCTCGTCACGCACGCGCTTGGGCAAAGCGAACCAGTGCGAGCGACAGAATGCCTGGTCGTCGTTGTGCGCGCGGATGCAGTTGTCGACGCGGCACTTCATTGCGGCCGCTCGCGTAGCTGCTTGACGCAGTGGTCAATCGTCTTGTCACGCGACTCGTCTCCGGCAGTCAGGATCGCGTCGATGACCCATTCGTGCGGCGTGAACGGCTCGGCGTAGTAGCTCGGTCGAGCCTTCCGAGCCGCCTCGATCGCGATCTCGACAGCGCGGCGTCGAGTGATCACTTCGCGCCCGCCTTCTTCGGCGTGGTCTTCTTCGCCGCGTCCGACTTCTTCTCGGCGTCAGCGGCCGCCTTTGCGAGCGCCTGCGCCTTGTCCCAGTCCGCGCCGAAGAGCTTGCAGCCGTCGACGAACAGGTCTTTCTTCCCGCTGCTGTGGACGAAGGGGTCCGCGTGTTCGGAGACCAACATCTCGGCGAGTAGCGAGAGCGAGAAGGCCAAGGTCGGCGCCTTGTCGATCAGCTTGGGGAGGTTCTCGTCGCGGCGTTCCTCGACGGCGTCACACGCGTCGACGCTGATGAGCGGCTGGACGGCGCGGAGCAGCCACCGCACGAACGCGAGCTGCTGCTTCGGCGTGTCGAGCACGTCGACCGCGCCATCGGCCACCATCGCGAGCACGCGGGATAGCGCCGACTCCTTGAGCTCGAGCTTCGCCTTTTCCTTCGCGCGCACCTCGGGGCTGGGCTTGGCCGACGTCGAGCTCGGTGCTGCGCCCGGCTTTGCCGCCTTCGTCGGCTTCTCGATCTTGCCGGCCTCGGTGAGGGCGAGGATCGCTGCGGCGCGGTCGAGGTACTCGCGCGGGGCCCCCGTGGGGTCCTGCACCAGGACCGTGGCGACCTCGTGCTTCTTGCCGAGCAGCTTGCCCCACGTCGGTACCTTAGACGTCACCGGCATTCCGATGCGCAGGTCGTAGGGCAGCTCGGCCGACGGGTCGACCCACGGCGCCGTCGAGACGAGTGTGTTGCCGTGGCCGAAGTAGACCGCGGACTCCATGCTCGTGACGACGCGGTGGCCGAAATCGAAGGCGCGATCCTCCGCGCGCTTCCACACCGCGGCGGTCTTCTCGGCGTGACACGTCGGCTTCGTGCAGACGTCGGCCGGGCGCGAGAGGTCGGGAAACAGCTCGGGCTGATTGCCGCTGCGGTGCGGACACACCGTGCACGCGCCGGCGGACGCAAGGAGGTCGGCATCCCCGAGCTCGAAGCTCGCCAGCTCGAGGCGGAGCGAATATTTTCGGTGCACCAGCGCCTGGACGGCGCGGTGACTCAGCGGCGCGCGCTCGCGGTCGAGCCCGGGCGTGATCGTCTCGCGCTGGATATTCGCGTCGTAGTCGCCGTCGGTCGTGCCGAAGATGTCGGCGAGCAACGCCTCCTGCAGCGAGTCGGTCGGCTGACGCGCGACCATCTCTGCGATCGAGCTCGAGATGCGGCCATCGAGCAACGCCTGGCGCGGCCCGGCGGCGAGCGACGTCAGCTTCCGTCGGCCGTAGATGTGCGATTTCGATCGCCCGATGCGCGAGCACAGGTCGTCGATGGAGATGCCGTGCTCGTCGAGCAGTCGCTGGTAGGTGGCGCCCTCTTCGAGCGCGTTGAGGTCCTCACGTGCGGCGTTCTCGACGAGCTGGCGCTCTTCGACCTGCCGATCGGAAAGCTCCTCGACGATCGCCGGGATGTCGACAACGCCGGCGAGGTAGCTTGCGCGGAGTCGACGCTCGCCGATGACCAGCTGCCACGCGTGACCGTTCTGCGCGGGATGCGGACGCACGGTGACGGGCGTGATGACGCCGTGGATCGCGATCGTCGCCGCGAGCTCGCGAAGCTTGGCCTCGTCGAAGTGCTTGCGCGGGTTCGTGGTGGACGGCTCGATCAGATCGAGCGATGGGCGGATGAATTCGGTCATGTTTTTCCTCGGTCCCGCCGCCTGGATTCGAACCAGGTCCGTCATCGCGAGTGGTGCGGGCGTTCCCACGCTTCGCTCGCCCTGTGTGGCGATGGCGTCCATCCTGTTTGGTCGACGAGAGACCGCTACCCACCCGGGCAACGGTTGTTCACGTGGTGCCGGCATTGCCGGTGCGCCGGGTGGGCGCGGGTCGCTAGTGCATCAGTTCCTCCTAGATCGTCGCCGGTGCGAACGTGCCGTCGGATAACCGAGGTCGCTCGCGTCGATTGCGGGCCTGTGTGCTGCCGGTGGCCCAGATGCAGTTCGCCGGGCTGTAGCCCCGAGCGTTGTCGACGCGCTCGATCGTCATTCCATGCGGTCGACGTCCCATGTCTGCGAGAAAGTGTTCGAACAGCGACCAGCGATCACAGACGAAGATCCCGCGACCGCCGTAGTCGGGATAAGACTTGTGGTTCGGGTCTTCACAGCGCTGGTGCATCGATCGCCACGTGCGCCACTCGGGCGATGGCTTGTGCCCGACGGTCTCGCCGTGCCTGTAGTTCCGTGTCGTCATCCGCTCGGAAGCCCAGCACCCACACGACTTTGTAGTTCCGTTGCGGACATCGCCAGCGCGAAGAACCTTCGTCACGCCGCAGTCGCAAAGGCAGAGCACGCGACCGCGACCCGGAACGCGCGCAAGCACGACGAGTCTATGGAACCGCTGGCCGATCACGCCGACTTCGCCAACTTCTTCTCACGAATCCGACCGTCCTCGATGATGATCGCGCCGGGATCGCGGTCACCGACGCGCTCGATCCAGAGCTTCACACCGGCCGCCTCGGCTTCGGCGGCGAGCGTGGCGAGCGACTCCTCGTCGAGGAGCGACCCATCACGCACCCACACGTCGCGGAGATTCGGCGACGCCGCGATCGCGAGAGCGAGAGCCACGCGAAGCTGCTCGGCGCCGCTCGCCTGCGAGAACGGGACGCCGTTGAATTTCACGCCGCTGACGTCGACGTCGAGCCCTTTGACGGGTAGCGCTGTGGACGTGAGGAACGCGACCTTCTCGGTGTCGATCTTCTCGATCTCGGCGGTCAGGGTGGCAACACTGCCGGCGAGACGCTCCGCATCCGCCGCGACGTTAGCGCGGTGCTTTGCGCGTTCGCGATCGGCCGCGACCTGGGCGTTGTGGTTGGCCGCCCTGTCGAGCTCGGCGCGGAGCTTGGACCGACGCTCGTCGGCATCGTCTCCGGTTGCCGCGACCCCGGCCCACGTGGCGCGCGCTTCCTCGGCGCGGCCGCGCTGGGCGTTGCGATGACTCTCGGCCTGGTCGAGCTGCTCGGCGATGTCGGCCAGCTGGAGTTCTAGTCGCTGGACGGAGCGCTCCGCCAGCTCGAGCTCGCGGTCGGCGGCAACGCTCTCGTGCTTGGCGGTCTGAACCTCGGCGCGCTGGGCGTCGATGGCCTTCTCCAGCCCGCGCAGCTCTGCGATGTCGATCGTCTCTGCCACGGTGACCTCGGGCAGTCGCTCGAGCTCGACAGCCGCCTTCTTCGCGTCGCGGCCGATCTCGGTGCGCCGGTCGAACACGCGGACCCGGCGGACGTCGAGTGCTGCGATCTTCCCGTCGCGATCGATCACGGACAGCAGCGTCTTGCGCTGGTCCGCGGCCGACATCGACAGGAACTCGAGCGGGTCGAGGAACCGCGCGGCGACGATCTTGTCGAGCATCGCCTGGGGCGAGCGGACCTTGCCCTCGCCGTCGCGGACCTCGAGCACGCTCTCGCCGTTGCTCTGGATGGTGCGGCGCACGACGAAGGCGCCACCATCGAGCTCGACGCGGATCTCCGCGGCCTCGGCGCCGTGCCTGACGGCATCGGTGGGGAGCGCGTTCTTGCCGCCGAACGCAGCAGTGAGCGCGTCGAGGAGCGAACTCTTTCCGGCGGCGTTCTTACCGCCGATCAAGATGAGAACACGGTCCGCATCCGGCGCGATCTCGACGTGCGAGATGCGCTTGAAGTTGTCGACGACTACCGCTGAAATTTTCACGAGGCACGCTCGAGTAACTGACCGCCGAAGGCGACCGGAACGAGGTGGGGAGCGCACAGCAAACACGGAAGCGACCGATCGCGAGCTACGCGGCCATGACAGCGCGGGCATCTCCTCCCGGTCGCCGGCACCGCCACGCGCGAAAGCGGATCGGGTCCCTTCGCGAGCGCATCAAGATCGCGCGTCTTCATCGGCCTTGCTCCTTGGCCTCGCGCTCTTTGATCTCGCGCTTCTCTTCCTCGGTGGGTTCACCAGAGGCCGCCGGCGAGGTTGCGGCTGCCGTGCCCGTCGCCGGCGTCTTGCCAGCCTTGGCCGCCGCCTTCGCGCGCGCGTCGTCGATCCGAT